AGCCGCTAAGCCGACGGCCCCCGCGTAGGTATTATGCGTAACCGTAAAATCTCCGAGGAGAAAACGATGATTGCCATCCAATACAAAGCCGAAATATTCGCCTTCTCCAATATGAACGATCTCGCGTATGCCGGTAGTAAGCACATCTTTGAAAGGTTTTCGTTTCGGACACCTCTTTCTTGGTATCAATGCCGGAACGACGGACAGGTCGCCTGAAACGCCAACCTGATAATATTCGCCTTCGAAATCTATTACCTTAATCTTCTTCCTTACTTTTTTCATGTATGCCGCAAAACCTAAAGATCGGCACAGGAAAAGCACATCTCTGGCCAGTGTTTTACTTTTAAAAATAAATTGGTAGCTGTTTCGGTTGACGTAACCATCCGAATCAGCGAGGCCGGCCAGGAGACTTAAACGGAAACTTCTTGAATTTGCCTTAAAATCAATTGGTATATGTTTGTTTTTTATGAGATTATATCTTCTTAAGTCTTCGGTGAGCGGATTGGTGATTCCCCCCTGATTCCCGTCGGAAAAAGCATAAGTGTCTGCCTGATTATCTTTTAATGGCCTTTTTTTTAGGCCGACCCCGATTTCTTTTGAATATCGCTGAAGGAATTGAATTATTTCCTTGTCAGGGGTTGTAATGGCAGGAAGATGAGAATGACCGTCGCCAAGCCAGATGCCAAGGAAATAGGGACCCAACAGTGTTACCCTGGATGGAAAATCAACGGCGGATCGATACAGCTTGTGGATATTTCTGAAATTCTGGGAAGTTTTCAAATAATCATTCACCGAAATATGAATTACGGTTCCGGCAAGCCGGTCCGGTTTTTTTGTGGGGGTTCTTTTTAAACACAGGATATGTTCTCCGTTGGTTGCAAAGGGTTCCCCTTTTATGGGCACAACCCTGTAAAGCTGTCCGTACCCGTGTCCGAGATTAAGGACATTCCTGGGCGTTCCGTCATCCCCCATAACACGGTCTCCCGCCCGGATATCCTCTACATTCTTCAACGCCCCGTCATACATCAGGATTTTTGTACCCTTTTTTAGACATTTCCCCTCGCCCATGGGTCCAATGATCTGGACGATATGGGCGGCGGAGTCCACAAATTCCGTCTGGGTGGGTCCGAGACTTAATTCCAGATCCCCGGGCATTATCCGCCCCCTCCTATCAGTGTGAACTTTCGGCCCTGCCTCTGGTCCCCGCCTTCGGGACTGCCGGACCGATCATCGTGTTTGCTGTACTTGATAATGATGTTCCCGCGTCTCTCGTCATCGATCACGCCCCCGTATCGGAGCTTGATCTCGATGAGGGAGGCCGTCATCTTCATGGCGTTGATGCGCTCCTTCTGGGTATTGATGTCCTCGAGTACCCATCCGGTGATCCGCTCGATCACAGCCTGGAGCTTTTCCTGCCTGATCTTGCCCGAGTGCCTGAAGGCCTCCTGAATTTCACCGGCCACCTCCTCCAGGGCGTTCGTGACCTTTTCCCACTTGGTGATCCTCTCCGCTGTCCGGGCCGGGTCCTCACGGGCCCAGGCAAGCGCGATCCGCTCCATGTCCTCGAGGGCGTCCAGGTCTTTAGGGAGCTCCTTCAGGTTGTGATCGTGGAGGATCCGCCGGACCTCGTCCCCGGTCCGCTCACGATACTCCTTGAGCCACCGGGTGACGGTCGGTTGCGATATCTCAAAACCGTCGGCCTTTAGTACCCTGGAGATCTCCGTATCCGTCTTGCCTTCCTGGAAGGAGAGCTCCACGACCTTCGCGCCGAGGTTGAACTTATCTATTTTGGTGAGCCTACCGCTTTTCTCGTCCATTTTTTCCATGATTCCACTGCAACCGGCATCTACGTTTTGATGCCCCTGCAGGCTACCATGCCTACCTGTTTTCCGCCTATTGCGATCAGGGCAAATAAAAAGGGCGGCAGGTGAGAGTGCTCACCCACTTACTGTCGCCCTTTTTATTTCTTGGCCCGTCCGAAGGTAGCCATCCCCGAACAGGAACCCAGGTAACAGTCTTTAGGAGGAAAATTACAGTGTGGAGTCTAACACGGTTTTAAAAGATTTCTTCTTTACTGAAAGGCAGGTTCTACAAGAAGTGTTAAAAAAGCGCAAAACGGCGCTTATCGGCGCATAGTCTCTTGACATATATTACAAAAAAACAGTTGACAATGATTTTTAGGCACCCATGGCTCCATTCATCATAGTCGGATTATCTGAATAAAAAAGGCGGGCCGGCGCCGCACCCGCCATTAGATTCATGGTTTACGCCGTATAATGCTATCTGTTGACGTCCCTCAATACAGTATAAACCTCAACAGCCTTTAGCCTGCTGAAAAGGGCGGCCGTTGTGATCATACGCACGAACCCTCGCTCTATGGGCTGCAAGTCTCTTTCTTTCTTTACGATATCCTCGATAACCCGCTCACACAACCACCCATCCCGGCCGTCATTCTGGGTTGCATATTCCATGGCCATCATCCCGTAGTGCAGCCCTACATGATAATCCTTTAAAAAATCCCCGTTTTTCTGCACACACCAGAAATTCCCTTGCCGGGCGCTGTTATTCACGAAAGGAAGCTCTTCGATGATCATAGCGCGTCACCCCCTTTCACGGCTCCGGTATCGACCGGGATGTATCTGAGGCCGATGCCGGTAAAATGTACCAGGCGCTTCCCCCCGTAAACACATTTTTTAGCCTTGGGGACCATCCGTATAATAAATCTGTAAAACCAGGTCCTTCCGAGCATAGGGCGTTTTTTTAATCGGCACCAGACCTTGAATTGTTCATAAAGATGAGTCGTTTGAACCACCCGCCCCTCGCCCAACAGGCAATGCTCGCGGACGAATAAGGCTACGTCTTCCGTCTCCGGCATAATGGCATAAACATCCCCCGCGTTGAGCGCGGGCTGTATATCCGCCATGAGTATCCGGTCCAGATCCGCAACCGCATTTATCCCGGCATCTCCGGGACTTATCGGATCAAAGGAGATCCCGGAGGCCTTCAGGATATCGTCGATCCGGGCCAGCCTCTTGAGCCCGACTCCGAATGCCGACCCCGCCTGCTGCCGGGTCAACCCCGCCTTCCTGAACTTGATGATCTGAGCGACATCCTTCACCGGCACCCCCGTCTCCGCCGACGCCCTGGCAACGGCCAACCCTTTCCGGAGACCGGCGGCCTGGGCGGAAGGGAATGCATGAACACCCGGGAAAAAGTGAGGGGATGCCTTAAGCCGCCGTTCGCACTCGATAAAATACTTCCTCGCCTCTCGTCCCTTCTCGTTTCGCTCAACCATGGCCAGCTCCTTGGCCATGTCCAGGGAAATGTGGTACTCGCTTGTGGGTCGGCCTCCGCTGGGAAGGTTTTTCTCATTTTTGAGAAAAACTACAAAGTCCTCGTTTTCCTTGAATAAATATTCATCTACCCTTCTTTTTAACCAGTCCTGATATTTACTGTTTACCCCCAGAAATTCATGAAGCTCCCGGGCATTCACCGTGGGGATCTCCGCCCCCGAAACCACCGACATCCCCGTGGGGATCAACTCGCTTGTGTCTTCTTTCATACTGTTACCTCCATAGGTTTGATTTTTTGAGCCAAAAAAAACGGCCCGACTGAAATCAACGCCTATGGAGCGCTCCGGCCCTTACGGGTTCCCGGTCAGTCGAGCCGACAATAAACGGCTTAATTTAAATCATCCCCCCTTTCGCGATTATTTCCGGTATCGCGGGTTGGAGTCACCCCATAGGTTTGATTAACTCCATTATCAAAAACTGGCTGCGATTTGTCAAGTCTTTTTTAAGCCCTGTTTAAAAAAGCATGATCTACCATAAACTTCGTTCTATACCCCCTAGGGTATTCAACAATTGAGTGTTGAAATTTTGCCTATTCATCGCATCTGAGGTTCTTTGAATTTCATTCACCATATTAAAAAAAGTAGCATCCTGCGATGCCTCCAATCGCTGATGTTCCTTCATAACCCCTATCAACCATTTTCTATATTCTTCTATTTTTATTCTAAAAACCTCAGCTCCTTTTCTGTATTTATTTATCGCCTCATAATTTCGTTGAAGTCTTTTAAATTCCCCTACTTGGCCTAAAGACAAGGAACCCAAAAAAAACTCGTATGAATCCCTATTTTTATATTTATTATATAAATCCATTTTATCGATTTGATGATAAGTCAAATTATAATGGAAATCATTCCAGTCTTCCGATAAGTCACCGCTTAATTTATCGTAATGTTTTAACCACTTATTAAGCTCTTCACATAATAACTTATAATCATTAATTCTCTGATCCCGGAGTTCCCGCGCCCGTTTCCATTGGTTCACACAGCCAAATAAAAAAAGGACCAATAAGCAAAAAACTATCTTTTTATACATATTCCCCTCCTCTCATTTAAATGTAATACCCATCCCTCTCTCATTTTTTTATGATAACAGGCCTTACAACCCCAGAACGAAGACTTCGGGCCACCACTGGATAAAGGTATCCATTCATTCAAGTTACCGCATTCACAGTGACTATACAGCACTGGCGGGTCCGGGCAAAAAATAAAGGTTTCTGTGTGATTATCATCCATATTAATTTCCTCACCCACCTATCTTCTTTATATCATCTATTCTGCCATTCTTCACCGCGATCGAATAACCATATTCTTTGATTTCAAGTTTATGAGACCTTAGAGGCGGAGGGTAGGCCCCTAGAGATTCTATCCTCTGTCGCCATATAGGTGAATTCTCGTCGATCTCACCGGAATTCGGCAAATGAAAAGCAAATTTACATTCCAGGCAAACATGCTCATTTTCGACATAATAGTCATATCCATCACCAGCCCACACTCCTTTATGGCCACAATTTGGACAAAAAGTATCCGGTAAAAATTCCCATGTTTCAGGATATTCGTGCGACCATACTTTCTTACCTCTTATGATTTTTTCGTTATATCTTAGATTAAAGCTCTTTTTCATTTACCCCGCCCGTCCTGGCACATAGACCCATTTAACAATAACAATCAGAAAAGCTCCGACACCGGCAACCACAAACCCGCCCCAGTCATCATGCCACAGGGCCTCATAAAGCCCCACGCCCCCGATGCCGGCCCCGATCACTATGGAAAGATAGCCGGGGAGGTTGCCGATGCCTCTCCCGCCGGTGACCCGGCTGATGAGATACCCGATGCCGAAAAAAATAGAGATGATAAAACAGAACCCATATCCCACCGTAAAGGACATCTTTATAAACTCCCGGTGATCGGGGAAAAGAACATATCCCGTGGGAGCTAAAAGCATAATAATTACAAACACCCATGCCCCATCCCTGAACTTCATTCGCTCCATTCAAACCCCCTTCCCCCATCATTTATTGTACAGGCTGTCTACTGATCTTAAAATAACAACCCCCGGGTAAAATGTCACTGAAAAATTTTTCAGGGAAATTTTATACGGGGGCCTAGTTGATAGAGGGGGGCTGGGACTCCGGTCCACGGGTTTTGGGATTTTGGCTTTCCTTTTTATCATTTCACCCTCATCGCCGAGTCCTCATTTCCTTGTCATCACCAGCCGAAAAAGAAATCCCGCATCCCGCGGCCTCCCGCCCGGATCACCGAGTCCGGTCCCGGAATACATCCCCCAAACTCCGGTCCACGGAATCCGAGCTGCCCCTGGCCGGGCGATAAAATCGCCGATAACCGGCCAGAACCGCCTCCGGAAAATGGCCAATTGCAACGGTTTAGTTTACACAATAGAGGTTATCGGACGTACTTTTTTTCACAAGCTCGATCTGGCGGAGCCTGGGCGAGGATACCGGAGAAAAAAACCACTGTAAGTCCGGCTGTATAAAAAAACCACTGATTCGCTCTATTCCCCTGTAACCGGCCATCTCCGCCCCTAATCCCATTTCGATGATTATCGAATTAAAGGATACGCGAGTATCCCCGAGATATCCCTGATAAATCGACGCTTATCAAGATTCACCTTTATCCGAGACCAGGCCGAGATCCAACTCCAGTCGTGCTGAGGACCTCCACAATATCCCCAGCCCGTTCTGTCGGTGCTTCCTGTAGCAGCCTCAATTCCTTCCCGATTGCAAGCAGGGTTTTGACTTTCTGTTCTGAGCTGCCGGGTGGGTGCCGGTCCGTATCACCCATCGCTTCACACAACATCTCTTCCGCTTTTTTCAATTCCTCATTTACCATTTCATCCCTCCATTTAATTCATTTTAAATAGTTTATGTGTTATCAGCCACTTGGCCCTGCCTTCGGGCTCCCCTCCTCCCCCCTTATATCCCAAATTGCCGAGCAAACCTGCTCTTTCGCCTGGCGGTCATCTCGCCGGCGGCCGGCGCCAAACCTGCATCCTGCACACGCATACCAGTATTTTAATCATAAACTTGACTCCACTTGACTATAGACCTCAAAGATATTGGATCTCCAGGGTGAGAGGGTTTTTACTCCAGGGTGAGAGGGTTTCACCCAAACCCTCTCACCCTACCGGCAAAACCCTCTCACCCCCCCCATCCTGAAAAGCCTATTAATAGTGGATATCCACTCTTGCACATCCAAAAACCTCGAAGGGTGAGAGGAAAGAGAGGGTTTTTCCCTCCCTTCGCACGTGAGTAAAATAGTGGTTAAAAAATAATATATATAAAGGAATAGAAAAAACCCTCTCTTTCCTCTCACCCTCTCACCCCTTTTCCGAAGTACAAGTTGAGCAATTTTGAAAAGTGTGAAGGGGGACGAGGGGAAAAAAGCAAAAAAAAATAAAACCCGGGTCTGATTGATCTCAACCGGCATCGCCTATCACCTCCGGTGCGAGTTGTATTCCTATCAATTTAGAGGTCCTTCGCTTACCTTGTATCCGTTTTTCCACATTAAAATGCTGTTTTAATTGTCGATACAATAGCGTCATTGAAATCGCAGAGTGTCCGTGTTTCTTGCACCAGTCCTGATAGTCCTCGTATAAATCCTTTGACGACATCATGTATTTCTCGCCTATGTCACAATTCTCCTCAATATATATCAAAAGGGGATTGAGGTTAGCCATAAAGTTCCTGGTGTCCTTCTTGACATCCTCACCGACCTTAAACCCATGATCCTTAAGTAGATATCCGAGCCCGGCCAACATCCACATAAAAATTCCATCCTTTTCCTCTATTAATTTTGCCATCAGATTCTCATCCGTGTCCGGGGCTCCCTCCTCAAATCGTCGGTTATGTTGTAGGACAATAGGCCTACGCATGAAACCGTGGGACTTATCGGTTATCATTGGAGGAGTATTCATCGTGAAAATAAACTTACAGTAAGGGCGAAACTGATAGGGTATGCCGTATTTTCGCTCCGCCTTCACCAGGTCTCCGGACGAGGCTTTCTTGAAAGTGTTTGTCGCTGCTGGCTTTTTCGTCTCGATCTCGGTCGCTACATTGATCATCTTACCTTCCATCATCGAAATATTGAACTTTTCTGCCAGATCGTCCATATCAAGCGAGCTGGCATTCTCTTCCCCGATTATATCCACGAGTATATCCACGATCCGGGACTTGCCGTTGGCACCATCGCCCACTAAGAACAAGGCTTTTTGAAAACGGCTGTCCGGTAATAGACAATAACCGAAATATTTTTGTAGGATAATAAATTTAGTATTTCCGGGTTCCGGATAGACCTCCTGACCAAAATCCAGCCATCTGTCTGTTTTTTCCAGGTTTGCCCAGTCATAATTGCATTTAACCTGACAGCGGGATCCATATTTAGGGTCATGCGGGAAAATCTCTCCGGTTTTCAGCTCGATCATCCCGGAAAGACAATTAACAAAACCCGGGTCTGTATACCAGTTCCACCATTCTTTATTGACCATGCCCTTCAGGCCATCGATCGCTTCTTTGACATTTCCTATCCGCAGCTTGTTTTTCATGGCCACCACGGCTGCCTGGAAAATGCTCGACTCGGGAAAATCAGTCCACACCCCGTGCTGATATTTCCACCAGGCCTCAGCGGTGAACGTGATCGGGCTTAAATATGCCATTAGATATTTTGCCAAAAGTTCCGGTTGAAATAACGGTTTCTTGACTTCGACACGAAAAAACATCCTCGGATCAACATCAAGGGGAGGGGGAAACGGGGAGTCGAGGACCTCGAAGGCGGGTTCATAAGGGACAATGATGCTGTCGAGTTCTTTCTCCTCATCTCGGCCTGCTGAGGAGTCCCCTGCAGCGCGATCCGGGTCATACCCCGTCATGAATTCCTTAAGAGACTTGTCTCCGGAGATCTTCGCTCGGGCATCCTTCCAGGTGTAGTGCCTGCAGGAATCATGTTTGCATTTATAGAATAGGAATGGATATGTAGTCTTTTGGTGTATTGCAGCCTCACCGCCCCGGTGATTCTCATCAAAAAGTCAATCATGGAGGATATACATATCCCCGGTACGTCCATCATCCGGCTTGAACTTATATTGCTTCCCGTAATGATCTAGGTACCGGTCGACGTGAAAGGTACCCCAGTCACCCTTCTTTATTTTTTTAGCGCCAGTGGTCTGTTTAGGGGGAGATGAGGGGACGGGAAGAGAGCCTGCCGGCGCCAGGGCGGACAGGTCTTGCAGTTTCTTTGCCGGCGATCGGGAAACATTACCAAATTTTGCGGGCTGCCCTTTGTGTAAAAAACTTTTTCGGTACGGTCGGTCCTCGGTATGGTCGCCTTTTCTCGCTATGGTGCCGTACAATTTCGCAATTCTGGCCGGGTTGAAGTTCTCCCGGTCGATTTCAACCTTGTCATTTCCCTTGAATTTCTCAGCGATGGCAACCAGGGCCCGCTTTATAAGCTGGACGTTCTCCGCGGTATTTTCCATCCCCTCGAGGGGATATTGGAGATGAAAACCGTTCCCGGATACGGCGCGGATCCCTGGGGCCCACCCCAGCTCACCTTCGAGCCAGGCGGCCACTTCTCGGGCGAGATCTTCGGCGTTTTTCATCTCCTCGTCTGTGCTACTGATACCGCTCACCTTTTCATATTTTCCGGGTGAGATCTCTGCCTTTGGATCGAAATCAACGTACAACCATCTAATGATAGCGATGTTAGCGTCTGTCGTTGTGTTTATGCCGGCCTTCAGCTTGTTGGGTGATCTTGCGAGGAGGGGAGGGGGGCAGGGGTTGAGGGTGAAATAGACGCCCAGGGCGCCGGCGTCATCCAGGGTTTTGGCCGCCTTGGCGAAATCTACTGCATTGTTGAAATACCCTGCAACTACTGGTTTTGCACCATAAGCACTGCCTTCCCAGTGCTTGCTCGTGCCGCGGATCCCCCCGATCGCTCGAATCTCAACTATTTCCCCGGGATTAAAGAACAGTTCATATACTCGTTTCACCGCTTAGGTCTCCGTTTATTCTGCTTGTTTTTTATCCCATACCTAACCCTGGACCGGACCTGGATCGTCGATTCTCGTGGCGTTCAGGCGGTCAGATTGCCACCATTTCATTGACATATTACCGTTAGGATGTTTCAGGGCATTTCTCGGAATTTTTCCAAAAATGTGGGCATAACCGGAACTTCAACGTCGTTGTCAGAGGCTCGAAGGTGGGCCGCGGCCGCCCCCCAGTTGCTTGCTTCTTCCCTCATATCATCCGCCCAGTTGCTGACTTCTGTGGGTGTCACCTCCACGCCGGCAAGAGACAAAAGATCAGTGATGATTCCGGGTTCATCGTATTTTTTCAGATCCAGGAGGCGGTCGATCTCGGCCGCTATAAGGGCGCCGGCTATGACCAGCTCACGAATCCGAGGGGGCGAGTAGTCCTTCGGATCGGCAACGACTATCTTTTCACCGCCCCCATGTCTCTTCCGCTTGTCCCACCATCCGGCCCATTCATCAGGCCAGGGATCAAAGAAGGATATGGTTCCATCCACCCATTCCCTTATTTCATACAACCTTTTCGGCGTGGCGTAACACACGGCAGCCAGGGCCAGATCACCTCCGCGATGTTCCCGATCATGCTCTTTGTTGAACCCCTTTTGGTAGATCTGCCGGGCACGCTCTATAGTGATCATGGCTGCGCCGTCTTTTTTGCTCGATTTTTCATACTCCTCTAACAGCTCTCTGTATTTATCCATTGACTCCTCCCTCCTCTCCAATAGGTAGTATACTTCCAGGCCGAGCTTATTCTTCAGTGTATCCTCTTGCATCCGCTGCCCCCAGTCCTCCCACGGTTTATTGGTAACATTCCTGTACATATCCCCTTGTCTGACTCCCTTCCAGTTCCTTGGCCAATAATTCCACCTGCTGCTTGACCTGCCGGCTCGTCTTACACTGTTTTTCGATCGCTTCCGATCCGTATATAACGGTTGCATGTCCCCGGCCGACGCTTTCCCCGATCGTCTCAATTGTTTCGTCTGTGAACTGCCTACAGAGATACATATAGACCTTCCTCGGCCACACGTGCACCTTTAACCGTGACTTGGCCCTTAGCATATTCGGGGCCACTTTGTAGCGTTTACACACCAGGTCCTCCACGTCCTTCATCCTCACCCGCATCCGGGTATCGGTGGTAGCCTCCAGGATCTCCTTTGCCAGTTCCGGGTTGATGTCCCGGCGGAGGAGTTCGCTCCTGATCTTCAGGTTTTTCAGAACTCCCTCTATCTGCCGGATATCCCCCCGGAGGGTGCCGGCCAGGAGGCCTACGATCTCCCCTGGCAGCTTTATGTCATACTCAACCCCCTTCTGCTCGATGATCTTTCGCCTTGTCTCTGCGTCCGGTACGTCGATCCTGGCCACGATACCCGATGAGAGACGAGAGGTCAGGCTCTTTCTCATATACGGGATCGCTTGAGGCATGAGTGAGCTGGTCAGTACGATTTTCTTGTGCTCGTTAATCAGCATATCCAGGGTGTAGCCGAGGGCTTCCTGTGTCTTGTTTTTCGCGGTCATAAAATGAATTTCCTCGAGGATCAGCACATCGCACCCGGCGTACTTGATCTTAAACGGTCCCATCTGCCCGGCCTTGATAGCATATACCATGTCGTTCAGAAATTCCTCGGACGTAACATAATTGACTTTAATAGTCCTGTTGTTCTCCAGGATGGCGTTGCCGATTGCTTGGGATAGATGAGTCTTTCCAAGACCTGTCGCCGCAAAAATGAATAGCGGATTATTGCAAGATCCCGACTCTTCGACGAGGACACGTGCGGCTGCGTATGCCAGCTCGTTACACCTTCCCGTCGCGAACCGTTCGAAAGTATAATCTCCGTTCAGCCTTCGCCCGTTTCTGCCTACATCGATGTTCGAGATAGCGAGTTGTGGGGATTCCTTAAATCTGTCCGGTTGCGCCGGCTCACGCTTCCGGGTGCCGGCGACGATCGTAATTTTAATACCTTCCGAGACTTCCGCTGCAGCGGATTTGATAATCTGGGAGAAATTCTCCTCAATCCAGTGGCAGACGAACTTATTCCGGGCCTCTATCACTATCGTGTTGCCCTTTTGCTCCTTGAACACCAGGGGCGTGATCCATATCTCGAAGGGCTTGGCCCCGACCTTTTGCTTTACCTTCTTCTTTATTTCTTTCCACAGGGCCTGGTTCATCGTCTCTCAAACCTCCGTTATATCGACACATATATTCATGAAGCATTGCCAAAGGCATTGATTTTTCAATAGCACATTCATCACAAACAATAGCCTTGTCCGGACCCGTTATGCTTACTGCGAGATCCTCGTCAGGTCCCATAATTGATGCCAAGACAGCACTTCCCAACATAAGCTCAAGCCCATGCTGCCTTTGAACAGCCTTGACTTTTACACCCATTCGCTCTATTTTTATCCGGTAAAAACAAATATTTCCGGAGTGCATAACGCCCTTACCACAGATTACACATTTCTCTATTTCACTTTGCTTCATGGTTTTTCCTCCGCATAGATAAATGCTCAAATCTCACTACATACGGAACCTGATCAGGGCCGCCCATCGCCTCGATGTACTCGTCCCGGTCGGACCAATATCGTGTTCCGCCTTCTCGCAAAAAGCTATCTTCCGTCATATTTCCCAGTCGCTCCTCACGGCAGAAAACTACGCGAGCCGGGTGGATCCGTTTTCCGCCACAGCGGAAGTCTTTATCGATGCCCATAAATTCAACGCCAGGCTTGAATTTGGCCGCATGTGACGCCTTCCAAAAACGGCGCGTTTCGGTCTTTGTTCCGGCCTCAAAAGCATCGGAAGTCATTGCAAATGATACGTGCAGCATTTTATTCAAACCTCGCTAACCGTGGAAATCAGCCGTGGTTAATCGGCTGAATTTCCTGGTTATCTGATTCTCTACAATATGGACCTCTCTCCTTGACTCCCCATCCGCAAATCCAACAATATTGGAAATCATATCCGGGGCCTGTCAGTAATTCGTCACACTCCGGGCAATATTCTAATTTTTCGTACATGGTTCCCTCCAGGCAGATAACATTGAGTTGAGAAGTGGCCGGATGTCTTTACCGGCCAACTTTCTCAAACGATTGGTTATCGTCTCGCACGACCCGATGTAGGCGATTCTTCACTATTACAGGCTGTTCCAGCAACGCAATCCTGTGGGACATTACCCTGAACCTTATTGTATTCTTTTTCCATCCTCTCAGGATCGTCAAGAAACGCTTCAAGGTCAGAAATAAGTTCCTTTTTGTCCGTGTACGCAAGGCGACAACAACCCACAGTTACAAAAAAACCATTATTTGCCGATGCTTCAATATTAATACTGTAATTAATTATTCTTCCAAATTCCATTTTATTACTCCTTTCTATTTAAAGGTTGACGATAACGATTAACTAACACGTGAGCGTAGCGAATCGTTGTTAAGTGATTGGTTATGTGAAGGCTATTGCAATCCCACAAAGCAACAACCAGCAGACTATAAAGGCTATTAAGCCCTTTTTGCCCCCCAAATATCCAACAATAAACCCTACTACTGTTGCAGGTATCCAAACCATATTAATTAAATCCATTTTTATTCCCTCCTCACATAACGTGGAAATCACTCGCTCTTTTCAGTCGAGTGAATTTCCTGGTTAGCCTTTTCATTTGTAAATAAAATCCCGCCACTACCATCTTGGACAAGGACTTTTCCACCACATTTTCTGCAAATGTTTTGGTACAGGTTTCTTGTCGGGATAACGCATTCACATATTTTTTCCATTACTTCCTCCATTTTTGATATCCAGGCTAACGTGGAATTAATCGGTTTTATCCGGCTTAAATTCCTGGTTATCTTTTATCCAGCCCATTTTCACTAAGTCTTTTTCACAACTGCTATTAAATTGATGAGCCAACAAATCAACCTCAGCTTCAAAAGACTGGCCACAAATTTCACAAACCCAATCTTCTCTTGTCATACCTCACCCCACCACTCCCAAAGCTATCAACAGCACTCCCACCACGATCATCTCCGGACCGATCGCCCAGGGACCCACCAGGATGGCCAGGAATCCTGCTACCAGGAGACCCCCTTTAACTGTGCGCCGGGTTCGTTCTGATACCATAATCCTCCGGTCCAGCCGAGTAGATCCCGATTACTTCCAGGGTTCGGTCATTGCCATTGCCTTCGGGAACGTATTGAAAATTCTTTGACCCGCACTCCGGACATCCTTTGTCATTCTCGCTCTCAAACGTATGGTGACAATGCTCACACCACTTCTTAAACTTCTTAGGCATAATTAACCTCCCTTCTTCTCTTTCGCCCAGGTTTTTACCTGGAGCCTCGATAATGCCAGCACGCTCGGTTTCAGCTCATCCGGTGTGTCTTTATAGCCAAGCCGAGTCAAATTCAGCAATCCAGCCCGCGAGATCAGCATCAGATTTTCAGGCTCGCAGCGGGTTTTATCACCATCGATAAACGCCACGACCATGCCTTTCGGCACCGGACCGTGCGCCTGCTCCCAGATGTGCACGTGTTTTTGCTTGTAACGGGTCGGGGAGCCGGTATGAGGATTGTGTTCGGGGACCTTCATAAGGATGTACCCGTCTTTCGTGCATATCCGTTCCGAGCCGAGCGGCTTGCGGTTAGGGGGAACATTCCCTTTTTTAAAGCTTCCTTTATTCGCGCCTGTCAGACCCTGGCCTTTGGTGCCCTGGTTCCAGGACGTATGCCCCTCGGGGAAATGACCGGTCCTGCCTGATGTAATGCCCCGGTTACTCACAAACGTCTTGATTTGCCTCCGTGTCTTGTGGTCCCCGAATCGATCGTTAAATAACACGGTCAGCTCAGCCACACTCCTGCCCGCGTAATTGTCCCGGATAAACTGTGCCTGCTCTTCAGTATATATTCTCAGCCTTGATATCATCCTGTCTTTATGCTTTCGCCCGCACTTGATTTTGTGGCTTCCTAATGCCGCCTTGATCCCGACTTCGGTTTTTGCCGTACCGAACCGATCGTTAAAAGCCGGCGTAAGCCCGTGAACATTCATGGACAGATATTCGGTTCGTAAAAACGTAATTTGCTGATCGGTATATCTATTCCGCAGCCTCTTCATCCCCCCCCACTCCCAACATTTCGGGGGCAGTCTTTTTAAGTCCGTCATTTATGACTTTATGTGCTTCCAGCGCGAGTTTGCCATTGGATATAATCTGAGAAGCAACAAAGCCTATAGACTTTGCGCGAGTAATTTCCCGCTGTAATTCATTGCCTTTCAAATCCTTGTCGTCCAGTCGCTCCATCTGGCGAAACAAAAGATCGTTCAGATCCATAAGTCTGTTTTTCTTAGGCATAATTAACCTCCCTTCATTACCTTCTTATTTTCATATCTCAGCACAACCTTGCCTTTCTGTCTGTCCACTTTAATGACCTTGAATAGATGGTTGAAAAGAGTCAGCCGCTGCCCTCTCTTATGTATCTGACTCAGCGCCCCGAGAATATCCCTGTCGAACAGCTCTTCCGGAACTGCTCTTTTGTCCCCGCGCCCGGCGTCAGGGACCGGGCTTTTCTTCACTTCCTCCATTTTTTTCCCTCTCTTTTGTTATCGTCTGATACCGGTGGCATTTCAGGCAAGGAGGATCCTTCCTGCCGATGTGCCACTCGCACACCATAGGATGCACCCGGCCGCTGCCGGCCAGGGGATGAATACATTTTACTGGCTCATATCCTCCCATTATCAGCCCTTGAATACCTTTACTTTGCCGTTTGTGGGGTTGATCATTTCGCCTTTATCCGAGGACGGTACGCCGGGGGCTCTTCTTCTTTTCCGGCGAATGGCCTTTTTGAGGATCTTGTTAAATGGCGCCTCCTCAATCAGGTTATTGATCCACATATCCAGGACATCCACGTTATAAAGCCTGGTCCTGTCGGATCCTCCATGGGGCACCCCCTTTGAGTGCGCCCTGAATACGGACAATGCCAGACCGCAGTAGATCGCGGCTTCTCTGATCCGGAGCCATGGCGTCCTGATCACCTTCCCTTCAGCTATCACTACTTCCTTCATGCTCCTCCATTATTTTCGGCCAATTCTCGACAAGAAGCCCCCAGTGCAAGCTATTCGGAGTTCTCTCTCCTCGCTCCCACATAGAGACAATCGAGGGATTGACGCCGATCCTCGCCGCGACCTGCGCCTGGGTCAGTGTGTACTTGATCCTCAACGCCAGAATGATATCCTGGATTCTCTCCGGATCCGGCATATTCGCCATGCCTTATACCTCGTATATATCGAGCCTCTCCTGGACAGCTAACCATAGCGGTAATTCGAGTTCGTTATCAGGGGACATAAAGCATTCGCTTCTCGGTAGTTTCACCTTCAACCCATCGAACTCCGCCTCTAACTCGGTTTCGCTGTATACTGTCACCGTGTCACACTGGATAATGATTCTCTTTGCCATTGGTCCCCCTCCTCATCTTCTCACCCTCCTTCCTTCTCACCCTCTTATCTTCTAATCTTCTTCCTGCCCCGGTTCACCAACCAAAAACGGCAGGGTATCACACTGAAACCTTGCCGCCTTTCTATGACCTCCGCCGCCATAGCTGAGTGCAATGACGGAAAGATCGATGTCAGGATGTGTCGTATACAGACTAACCTCCCACCGACCATTGCGCCGGCAGAAACCGATCATCGCCGAGTGGCGCTTCGGATCATACACGGACTCGAAGAGCTGGGAGTTCACGACCGGCTTGCCCGCGTTGATGGCAACGCACGGTATTCCCTCAAACATTACGTCAAAGGCATTCAGCCTGCAGTAATTGTCGTTTACCTTCCGCTGATATGCCAGGCAGGTCTGCCCTTCCTTGATAATCATATCCACCAGTTCCTCGTGACCCGTAAAGAGCCTCTCCCACAGATCCATCTCCTGATCAGGTGTCGTCTCCTGTATCCGCATCCCCCACTGAAATGGAAGCACGGATACAGAGTGCTCCAGGTCCCATACGTCATACCGCCCGAGGAGCTTTATCGCCCTGGGCATGGTTTCTTCATCCGGAAAAAACCAGCTCCACGCCAGCTCGCAGGCAGCGAGCTTATTGGTGCGATACCCGGCGATCGGGATCCAGTCATGTTCCTTAGCCCAGCGTTCGGCCTCGCTGATTGCCGACTCGTGGTGATCGATCCAGACCAACCGCCCGCAAAGCTCGTCGAGTTGCATCATAAGGGCAAAGGGCTGCAGACTGAAATCCACCATGATCACCTCCGTCTCCCCGTCGATCTTGTTCCAGGGGAAATCGTCCCCGTAATCCATCCCCACCATGGTGCAGTGAGGGTACTTGTACTTGACGATCGCGCCGGCGCAATGCCCGTCGAGATCCAACCTATGGTATATGCAAATCATTTTCATTTATCCTCCTCCTTCCTTGCCTTCTGACCTTCTCACCTTCTTCTTCCCCCTCCGGTCCATTGCTATTTTCTTTTATGAGAGCTTCCATCCTGTCAATAAGATTCATGGCTTTTTCTCCACATTCCATGCGAATATTCAGGTAAAATGTCATAAATGCCACGAATCCCGGGATCTCCCCATTTCCATCCGGACTTGGGAAGATATGATCCAGCAGCATTATAAAATTGGCGCAAGCATGGCGTTCGTCATGCACAAAGTCATATAGCCGCTCAAAAAGTTTCTTCTGGTTCTCATCTAATAACATTGCAGTTACCTCCCCTCTAACCCTCTCGATCTTTTATTTAAGCTGTTCACCCCACCACTCGATCAAGTAAGTAACATCCACTAATTCCATAAAGCCACACCACAGCCGTATGTCCTGAAAGAACCTCGGCCGGATATTTAACTTTCGTTTCAACCCTTTCGCCAAAATCCTTGACCACCGTCACTGGTGTTCCAACCGGATTCCGTTTGTTAAAAGCCTCAACCTTGTCTTGCATTACTTCGATCGATTCTTGCATTGAAATCTCACCTGTCCTTTCCCATTCGAAGTTGGATGTTCGATGTTGGCCTCCGGCCCGCCTACGCCCCGGAGGGACGTTCATCTGTTTACCCCTTTCCCCACCTTCTTCTTTCTAAGGTACGCCAGGAGCCGGCACCGCTGCCCGTCCCGATAAAAAACATATTCGCCGATCTCAGTATCCCACTGGCTCGCCAGTATCCCATGGTAGCGGTGCGCCCGCTTGATGCCCTCCGGGGCGGGCCCAGGCCGTGGCCCCGTGTAAATAACGACCGGTTGCGGGCCGTAAAGCAGATACCCGATCGCGATGCCGGCCATGGCCACCACTGCAAAAAAATACTTCATTCTTTTCCCCTATTGAGAGACGAGCCATACTCGTACCCGATCTCCCCCGTCTTTGTGTTCCGGATCCGGTTCGTCAACACGTTCGGGTTTCCGAAAAACTGTCTTAACAGATCATCAATATTTGCAACCCAGAACCACCTGAACCTGAGCGGTCGGCTCGGCCGGAACTCACTTCCCTTTAACTCCTCTCTCTCAATCACCCACATCCGAAACCATCCATTTCAATATCCGTAAACGCACTTCCACCCTGCGGATCTCCGCCAGGACCTCATCATTACTCTTTTTGAGCCATCTCTTCTCATAGGAATCCAGAACGGTGCAGGGTTTACAGATATTGTGAGGGGACCCGTTTTTTCTCAAATAGCAGTTATTGAGATCAATCGGTTTTTTGCAGTAAGCACAATGCACTTTATTAGGTTTTTTTAATGTTCTCACCTTCTCACCTTCTCACCCTCTCACCCTCTCACCTTCTCACCTTCCCACCTTCTCACCCTCTCACCTTCCCACCTTCCCACCTTCCCACCTTCTCACCTTCTATCTTTCATGTGCCACTTATGAACCTTGGCCAGAACGTTCGACTGCCAGTCCTGCAGTTCTTTCCGGTCCGGGCTCCGGGCTGCGAGGGGACCGCGTAATCCATCCATGACCATGTTGAATGCAAACAAGGGGTACTTCTCGGTATGCGGCCAGTTATCGCCGACATATTTTGCCCTCAGATCCGGATCCTTCTCTTCGTAGATTTCACTCACAAAAATGACCCGGGGCATAACAATGATCGCTTTTTCAACCTTGCACACAACATTTGACTCCACCAGACTCAGATAACTCTCGTCCTCTTCCACGCCCAAGACCTCGATCCTGGCATTGGGAGACAATATCTCCGCCATGCGATCGAGGTCCTCTTGCGTGGTCGCCGGCTCTTCACCCTCCGGAAGTCTTAACCTGTAAAGATAATTCATGATCTCACCTCCTTTCTCTTCTAAGTAGTCCTCGAATATTCACAATATCTCTCAAAAGCCTTCGGCATATTAAGATTGACGTTTCACCCATTTCCATATCCCTGAAGCTACAAGGTATTCAAAACATCCTCGGATTCCCGTGCCTCAGCATCGAAATAGCCATCTTCCCACTCGTCGAATTCTGCCTCACGAGGGTCATAGGGATTCATTTTCAACTCATGCTCTTGGTAATACGTTTCTTCCCCTTCTTCATATGCCCCCAATTCAAGCCCTCCTTTTCCCCCAACCTTCTATTCTCACCCTCTGATTTTCTATCCCTCTAATCTTCTGTTTTCCTTAAGGTATACCTATGTCACACCATTTTCCCCGGATGTGTACCCAAGGTATACCGATGTATCCCGAGGTATACCTCGACAGGCAAAAAAAACTGATTACCCTTTATTAAAAAGATCTTGGAGCTTTTCATCACCACGAAGCTCTGCCATAAAGATCTCGCCAAAGGCCTTCTGCATTCCCTCGAGGACAAACTGATACGCTAACTTGGCCCTTTCGGTTCCAAACCGTTCAGCTTGTTCGTCTAATCTATTAATGAATTCTTCAGAGCAGGGGATGGATAAGCGGCAGGTTTTTTTGCCCGTGATGATCTTGGATTTAAGGTCGAGTTTAATTTGATCCATATTTACACCTCAAAAAAAATAAATAATTTGACTTTGTCTCAAAGCAGGGGCATACAGGAATATGGATTAATCCGAGAAAATCGATTCTCGTCTATTTCATGTGGTAGTTTTCAATGTCTCACGATATTTCTGCAACGCCTCAGCGTTGCCTTTAGACTTAGAGCTATAAAAGGGATTTTTTCCGAACCGGAAATCGAATAAGGGGCACATTTTATCAGTGCAGCCTTTGACATCATCGAAAGGCCTCCCCGAATCTTTGTGCCGGCGATCCCAGCCCATACATTCAAAACAAAAAAAACGGATCGCCTGGAGCGGCTTTCTTGATTTTTTAGGGTAAAATTCCATTAAGGGATTTAATTTTCCTGGTTTGATTCCAGCCACTTAATTACTTTTTCGGCCTCAAAACGAATATACCTGCCGCACTTAACATGCGGTAACTGAGCCGAGCCCTTAAGTTTGGTCCTGTAATACACCCAGGACCGGGGGACCTTCAGGAATTCGGTCACCTCATCAACCGTTATTAGTTTTGTATTCAGATCCATTTACATCAACCTTCTTGAGTTAGGTTTATTGGCACGTCTGGACTATTTTATATAACTCAAGAAGTTTGTCAAGGAAAAATATCACCCAGGAAGATTATTTCACATGAATACACATTTTGGAACCAGGCTAAAAGAAGTCAGAAAAGATGTAAAATTAACTCAGGAAGATTTTGCCAGGGAAATCGGTGTCAAAGGACCTCATATTTCCCAGCTTGAAAAAGGCAAGAGTAATCCATCCGATCAATTCATTAAATCCATATGCCACCGGTTTTCTGTAAATGAACCCTGGCTTGTTAAAGGAGAAGGGGAGAAGTATATCTCTTTGAGAGAAGTGGCGAGAGAACATGTCCTTGGGATACCGCCGCAGGCTAAAGACGATGAAGGCCTGTGGGGCAAAACCCGGCATCATGAAGCCAAGGGCGAGCACTTCGCTGTCACCGAATTTGAACCAAGAAAAGAGGATTTAGATTACGACGATCCGGCCATCAAGACTTTTGCGGAGCTGAAAAAGGTTTTTGAGCTGGATTCCCCCGAAATCCGAGATGCCATACTCGGACGGTTCCGGGATGTCGCCTTCATATCCCGTCTATTGATAGACTATCAAGACCTTAAAAAAGATCACCTGTCCCTACGCAATAGGCTGGATAAGGTATTATTGGTTCTCAAGAGAGTTGAAGATATCCTTGTAGAAGGGAAATTACCCGAAAACATTGAAGAGAGACGCGAGACCTGGGTCGCAATGAAAAAGGCAATAGGCATCGATTGAAAGACATCAATCCAAAATGCCAGTTTATACCAAAAAAAACCTCCTCTACTGTGTCTACTGCGACGGCCCCAAACGGATTTGGGAACCCTTTGGCAAAGACACCCCCCAAAATCGCGCGGCCGCCGAAGCCCGGGACTTTGAGATAAAGGCACGGAAAAAGCGGGGAGCATGGCACCCGTCTACCTACAGCCTCATCACCTTCCGTGATCTTGCCCAGGCGTACATCGATGAGCGGGCTCCCGAACTGGCCAAAAACACCGTTGATTGTATATTCTACACCCTGACCGCTTACGTTCCGGACGACCTCCAGAAAACGTCCATCAGCCGGATCACCCTGGCCGACTGGACCCGGATCCAGCAGCAAATGATCAAGGCCGGCGCCCAGGGCAAAAAACTCAAATTAGGAACCATCAATAAATATTTCCACTACCTGGACAAGATATGGCGGTGGGCAATAGAAGGCAATGACCCGTCGCTCATCGATCGAAACCCCTGGGAGAGGAGAAAACGACTGAGCGATCGCCGGGAACGCCAGAAAACCCGCCTCCGTCTCCTCAGCCTGGCCGACCTGAAGCGGATCATTGCCTTTTCCGCCCCTCACCTCGCCTGGAGCCTGGCCGTGGCGTACTACACCGGCGCAAGGACGGGACCGACCGAACTCTTTGCGCTACAGTGGAAACACGTAGACTGGGGGCGCGGGGGAATCAGGATCCCCGGCACCAAAACCGTCCGCAGTCGGCGCTGGCAGTTCCCGGACAAACAATTCATGCCATGGCTCCGGATGCGCTACGATTACGACCAAGAGAAATACCCCGACTGCCCGTGGATCTGCCACTACCGCGGCGAACCCATAAGCTCCCTCAAGACCGCCTGGCGAACCGCTAAAAAGAAAGCCGGCATAACGAAGCGGATCCGAATTACGGATATCCGCCATTTTCACATCACCTACGCCCTGGCGGGCGGCGCCGACATCATGGACCTGGCCGAGCGCGTCGGCCACTCCAACGCCCGGATGATCATCGATGTCTACGCCCACCTGGCCAAAGACATCCAAACAAACCAGCCCCACAACATCCCAAAACTGTAGTTTTGTTAATCAAAAATAAACATTTCCAAAATCTTCATTCTTCTAAAATCAAGATCTTGCCCCCGGTCCCAATCCTGTAAGTTTTACTGAAACTGTAGATATATGTGTAGATCAAACAAAAAAGGCCGCCCGTTAAGGCGGCCTAAGTATTTGATTTAATTGGTGGAGCTGATCGGGATCGAACCGACGACCTCATGAATGCCATTAATGGTATATGCCGCCATTACACCATAACTATCTGATTTTGTTAGGCGTGACTTTCTTTTAATGCCGTTTTGCGCCGTTAAAAAGAGCCTCGACTGTAGATTAAGTGTAGATCTACCCTTGGGTATTTTTAGCGGGCCCCAGGGCGAGGAGCTGGGTCTTGTCCTGGCTCGACCTACTGGACCCGAAGAAATACTGCAGCACGGTACCGAATCCCGTGGCCAAACCGCCGAACAGCATAAAAACCACTTTGCTGGAGCCATCCGGAAGCGGATTAAACATCAACACCCCACACAATATAAAAAACCCGAAGATCACCGTCCAGGCGAGGACATAGAGGTTAATGTCTTTCGTCCCGGTGGCCTGGGTGATCTTGACCTCCCGATTCCGGGCATCGGCACGGTCGGCTAAGTTCATCCGCTCCTGTTCGAGGATAATTTTCTGGAGCTCGATTTTGGTGTTAGCCTCGATCTCCCTCAGCTTGATAGCCGCCGCGGGATCCCCCTGGATGGCCTGCATGATCGTATCCGGAGATATTGCCTCCTCCTCAATACCAAAGGCTGACGCAATCAATGATACAACTCCTCCAATGGCCCCGCCTACGGGCCCCCCAAGGGCAGTGCCCAAGATGGGTGCAAACTTCTTTACTGCCCCACCTACATCTTTCCAGTCCATGTCTTAAACCTCCTCTAATTTATTCCTGAACAAATCCAGGTCAAAATATTTTCCAGGGCAGCTCTTGGGCGCAAACTCATAGTGCCCGTAGACATTCTCTCCTGGAATACTGTAAACCTTCATCAACCATCTCACCAGCTTGAGACACAGCTCCCACTGATCAGGAGGCGGGGTCACCAAGTCATAATTCCCCACACAACAGACCCCGATAGCCTCCCTGTTCATCCCTTTGCAGTGGGCTCCGGTCTCGTCCGGAAAGCGCCCGAACAGGACCTCCTGTTTGTCCTTCACCTGCTCGATCCCGAAGTGATACCCGATATCACGCCATCCCAGGTGTTCCGTGTGATATCTCCGGATCGCGCTCCAGCTCACGGTCCGGCTGTCTTTGGTCAGACTATGATGTATGATGATGTGTTTCGGTTCCATTTTGCCTTTCCACCTTTATTCCTTGTTTTTTATTAGAAAACCCTGAAACTGGTCCAGTTTATTACCAAAATCATCAAACCTTCTACCTAATTCATCGAACTTCCGCCGGCCGTTTTCGAGATCCTTCTCGATCAGCTCCTTAAGGTGCAACAAGTCCTTCTCGTGAGCCTTTACTATTCCCTCGTGCGCCGTCTTGCAATGCCTCTCCAGTTCCGAGAAATTCACAAACTTGTCATTTCCGACAACCAGAATTTTCCCTTTTTCCATACCGTTCCGCTCCTTTCTGTAGAGATGCCAGGCAGCCCCCAATGCAGCTACGGCCTGCGCGATGATAACCCAGTTAATATCCATGGTATTTTACTTCCCCTGTCACATCATCCCGGTACCTCTCTTCCAGGTCTTTGATGGCATCCGTCAACCCATCCTTATCCATCCGGAGATACATGGCTGTCATGAGGGCCTGGTCGTGAAAGTTGATGACTTCTGTCCGGCCGGGTGGGACCTTTCCGACATTCCATTTGCTTTTGGATTGATATCCTCCGTTATTGTGCCAGAACCTCCCGAGTCGCCAGTAGGCCCATGTTCGGAACAAAAGCCAGATAAAGGCCACAATGGCCAGGACTATCATGGAAATGGTCATGGCCCGGTCCCAACCGAGCACCACGTATTTCACAAACGCCACGATGGCCAGGACCTCCGCCATCGTGGTAATCTTGAAGCTCTGGACAATAGCCAGGCCCTGGTGATACCAGTATTCCCAGGCAGTAAATTTATCGATCGCCCTTTTTCTGCTCAGCTTCGGAACCTTTCCCCTGATCCGCTCACGCAGTTTGTCTCTTGCCAACTTTAGCCCCCTTTGCCTGTACGATAATATCGACATAATCCAGATGTTTTTCGACCCGCTTCTTGCCCAGGATGGCCATGTTGTCCCAGGGCAGGAGGTCCAGTGCCTGGTTATATGCCGCGTTGGCCAGCACATGAGCGCCGTTGAAGTAGGCTATATCTCCCATGCCTCTGTATAGCCACCACAGCAACAGATCCCCGTCATAGTGTTCTATGGCCTTGACTGTATGGACCCAGGCCGTCACAAAATGACCTTCCTTGCTGCAGTGGTCGGCGGCCAGGCTGTTGGCGTGGGTACTCCGTGGATCCAGCCGGAGACATCTCGTCAGGTCCGTCGTCGTCTTTTTCGCATAGTACCTGTTCAGATAAAATGACCACAGAGCGCGTTTTATGATGTAGCGGTATACCAGACACCCTATTGCAAAATAGAGCACAGCGACGAGGGGCAGGGTCCCCGATAAATCTATTTTAAGGCCATATCCCTGCCACGCGCACCCGATCATGGCCCAGAACACGAGGTTGAGGGCCGGGATGTGGAGGGCGTGGAAGAAGAGCCCGTTTCCCGCGATCGCGGCGATCACCGCGAGGATAAGATACCCCTCGCTTCCGCCTCCCGATGCCGCCGCCACGGCCGTGGCCGTTACAGCGCCCAGGAGAAGGAGCCCCGGGATCCCGTTGTCAAGTACCGCCTGGAGGGCGTCGTTATGTGCCAGCTTCGGCCAGGGATCCTGGTAGTTCTCTTTTCGCAGGAACTCGCCGGCGGTCCGTTTGTGGATGTCCCCCTGGATACGTGCGACCGTAAGTTTCCAGCACCTGAATCCTACCCCTGTCACGGGGCTCCTCCTTATCTGCTCCACGGCCACCCGCCAGTAGTTCATCCGCTCCTTAAGGGTATGCTGATTGAAGAGGAAGAAGGCGCCCCCGAAGGGCAGCACGAGCATGAAAACGATCGGGTTATGGAGTCCGGCCAGGAGCAGGGCTCCGATACCGACTCCCATGAATGCGGCCCGGCATTTCGTCCGCCACATGGCGAAGAGGATAACAGCGCCGGCAAAGGCCCAGAAAAAGGACTGGGCCGCCGCCAAGTGCGCGGCCATGAGGGCGTGCGGGGCAAGGTATGCCGCCAGGTGGTTCGGATTCCCGATGAGCCCGGCAGGCTCGAACTGTTTGCGGTACCTGATTTTATTGTGAAGTTTTATCCTGAAGACGTTATGGATTATGGCGACCAGGGCGTTGAGCGTGGCCATGGCCGTGAAGGCCTCGATGACGGTCAAGGCTTCCACGCCGGCCAGGAGAAAAACCCCAAGGAAGACACTGAATCCGTATATAAGGGTCCACCGGATGGCGTTATCGTTCCTCTCGGATCCCGCGGCACACACGAACCACCAGATCACCATCGCGGATGCCAGGACCGCCGTGCCGGCCGGCACCTGGATCACCGGCCCGGAATAGAGCCAGGCCCCCAGGAGCAGGTGCCCCGCCACACACAGAAACGTATTCCTGGGGATGGAGAAGGGCTGAGCAAATACCCCGTTCGTGATCAGCACCATGTATGTGCACGCCGTAATTAGCGCAAAAATCTCAATCATGACCGTCTCTTCTTCTGTAGAAAATTTTTTAGTTCATCCATTTTAATTTCGCGTTTGCGCCTATAATAATCATAGCGTATCGTTCCGTTTTTTGTGACAACTATCGTCCCTCTTATGCCTTTAGGCTTATAACGGACAATAGTGCCCGGTTCCCATTCTCGCTTTACTTTATTTAACAGACCGATCCGCATGTTTAGCCTCCCTGTATAGGAAACGGCCTGTCGTCCTTCAATGTTCGATGTTGGACGTTCAATGTTCGACGTTCAATCCCTTTCTCCCATCATGCCGCCTCACCTGCACCCATGACATCCCGAACACTGCCTGCAAACGATTTTCTTCTCACCCAGGATAATCTCCAAAGGAAATCTCATGGTCTCATTTTTCTTCAGCATGGGCTTTTCATACCTCACCTTCTCACCTTCTCACCTTCTCATCTTCTAATCCCTTTCATGCCGCCTCCTCCATACCCCTTGCCGTACTCTTCTTTATCCTGGACCGGACCCGCTTCCGGGCGTTCAGGATGACTTTCCGGATGATCTTGGCCCGCTTCTCCGGAGAGAACTGCTCCCAGTTATCGGCCTTCATCCGCCTTTCCAGCTTCCGCCGCACAATGCTGCTCGAATCGTTCAGGTATTTCGCGTACTGGCCCCGGGTCATACGTTGAGTGATCCCGCCAACGGTCATATACCGGCTGGGGGGCCCCATGCTGAGATCCCCGGCCTTCAGCATCTTCTCGATCATGTCAAAGGCCGGGTCCGCCTTTTTACCTTCCGCCTCCAGGATGGGTGTCTCGAGTCTCGGGGGCCATGCCGTGTGGGTTTGTGCGCCGGCGGACTGCATGAGGGCGGTGAGTCCGTCCTCTTCACCCTGCAGGTACTGGATGAAATGCCCAATCTGTATGGGCTGCATGTTGACTACCTGATTGACAATCGTTGCCGGCGCTCGGGTGATGGCCCCCTCCTTTGGCAGGTGTGTCGATTTCTTGATCGTTTTCCCGGTCGTTAGCAGCTCTGCGGCCCCGGTAAACGGCCTGTCGGCCCAATCCGATCCGCTTACAAATGCGCCGGCGACTCGAACAACAGGCGACCCTTTGCCCTTGATCAACCGCCAGGGATCCATAAGCTTCAGCGGGTCAAAGAAGTGCCCGCCGATAGAAAATGTCTTCCTTCTCCCTTCAGTATCGATGCCCAGCATGTTATACAGCTTCGTCACATCGACTTCCGTCCACCGCTTTTTATTGAATCGATTCGAGAGCATCTGCTCATTGATGAATTCCTCGGTCTCATCCCACCCGTTCAGGAGCATCTGGGCGAGAACTGTCGATACGGCGATCCGGAACACTACCCGGCCCCAGAACTTCCTGTATATTTTTTCCATCCCCTTTGGACCCGGTACGTCGCCCATAAACCTGCTTATTTTATCGTTCAGTCCGGGAATCCAGCCGCTGACAGTCCGGAAATTCGACTCGGTATTTCCGGTGATAAATATCAGACCTTTTCTTTCCGCGAGCCAGAAACCCGTGTCTACCGATGGACACCAGATTGTTCCGGAGTAGTCAACTTCGTCCTTATTATCATGGTGGCCCCAACAGCTTATGCCTTTCCCTCTGGTTATCCAGCGGGTGCGCCAGCAATTCTCTTCTTGTTGATAGAAAGTTGATGGCAATCCCTGCATCGTCCTGATAAGCGTCATATAAAACACTATCTTTTCTTTTCCGGAGAAACGATTTTGCCCGGTTCCGCATCCGAGCATCATTGTATCGTCAAGGAGTTTAATTTGCCTTTTTGTCAACTTACTTAAAAATTCCCAATTCAAACCATCTTCCAGGCCGATATCCTGCATTTTTTGAAACAAACCATTGGGAATGTTAAAAACATGTTTCTTATAATTGGCTTTGAATTTATCATGATCGCAATTTGTATCGTCTACATGATAAGTGATCCCTAAATTCTTGAGCATCTCGACCGTTCGCGGCTTTGATTGTGTTATCCTGCCATATCGATATTCTTTGGTAGATCCATCGGCCAATTTATTATAGGACTTTTTCACATATCCATCGGTTACTAGCCACCCGCAGAGCTTTACAAAATAATCCGTATAGGTCTCTTTTTCAGGGAAATCAAAATCAGCACACCTGGGAATCTGATGGTTTGTTTGAAGATCTTTGGCCTTGACTATATCGTTTCTTTTCGTAGTGGAATTATAAACATAGCAGGTATGATCCGGGGTCAACATTACACTTCGGCTGAAATTTTTAATCCGGATCATTTTTCCTGCGTAATTTTTGTTGACATACTTGTCTTTCAGCTTGGACCATTTTAGTTTTTGGGTTTCAGGATCAAAGGCCATGATTTCATCATTCGTTTCCAGCTCATGATGATATTTCCAGCCTGCTTTCGTCATAGCGCGGGTTTGAAAATCGCAGCACCAATCTGGTGCTAGCAGCAATATCCTGAACCATTTCTGAAGCGAAGGGTTCCGCCCCATTCGTCCCAGGTGGAGGCCTCCGAAGTCCGCGTTAATGAGTCTTGCCACTTTCTCGGCGATCTTTCCCGTATCCGGAGGGGCTTTTATAACTCCTTTGGTGTATTTCTCGTTTGCCTTCTGTAGCTCGTGGCCATATTCCATTACAAAGGCCTCAGCCTTCAGGCCGGCAAAGAACTTCTTAAAGAGACTGTCCGTGAACCGCTCCCTATTGAATCGCCCGTACTCGATGACCTTACCCGCTTTTTCCAGCCCAAAGTAATTAACCAGGCGCTCGGCAAACCCCTTTTGCTCTCCAAGCGCCCGTTCCGACCAGTCCTGGAGATCGCCCAGGGTGAGACCGTTTTTGACCCCCAGCTCCACCAGCGCGTGCCGTTCCCGAATCTTATCAAGTCCGGCCTTGTAGGCACTTACAGGGTTCCACCCCTTCCAGCCATGATGCACCCCGAATATCCAAGAGCGTGATCCTGCCATATGGTGAAAAAGGGACGACAGCAGCACCCACGCCTTCATGCTTGCGTTTAACCTCAGCAGGCCCTTGAGAACCGGCACTTCCCCAAACATATCGCCCGAGGCTGTCATCTTATTGATCATCTCGGCGATGGGTCTGGGCGCATAAAGCGGCGCCTTCTCAAAAAACTCGGATACATCTTCGGGCGGCCGCCTTTCGATACGATCATAGCCTTGGTCCTTTGCCCATTCATTGGCCTCTTTCTCGCTATCAAAAAGCCTTGCCGCCCGTTGGTCTGCATTGTCTTTGTAAACCGCCCACCGCTCCGGGATCCGCTCCGGAGGTGTAGCAAAAAACTTTCTCCCATATGCGGTAATAGCAAGGGCTTCCTGGTCCGGGAGATCCGCTTCAGCCACGGCCTTTCCTGCCCACCGCCATACCTGAAAGCCCGAAGCCTTCAATTGCCCGTACCCTTCATGTTCCGTGGCGCTGAACATCGAGTTGCCGTCGAGCCCCATGGTGGCTACGCCTCGCTGCACAAAGGCTTTATTGGCCATGATGCCGGCCAGGTCTTCCATGTACTGCCCGTAGGAGTTCGTGATCCCCTGGACCTTCAGCTCATAGCCGTTCATCCACCCGTCGAGGATTGTGTCAAGGGTCCGCTGCTTTGCCGCCGTGGTGTAGGTCTTAAACCCGTAACCACTCCCGGAGCTCTTGAAATCTTCCTCTTTGCCCTCGGGCAGCGTCCAGATCCGGCGGACGTAGTTATCCATGTGGGACTTTATGATTTTAGCCTGTTTGGCCACCGCGTGGGCAGCCTCAAAAAGTCCGCCCATTTTTTCGGTAAACTTTTTTTGCTCATCTTTCAGGTTCACGGCCTGGTTAAGCAGCTTGAGCTGCCCTTTAATTTTTATCTTATCCCTTGCAGGCGTCTTCTGGTCCTCGAGTTGCCCCTCGGCCCAGTCCCTGAATTCCTGTTCTTTTTCGGGCTTATTCTGAAGGTCCCGCCACACCATCATGGCCCGGTCTAACTGATCCGATGCCATGGACCGCTTCAGCTCTCGGTTATGGGCAAACCCGAGCACAAACTTGCGCCGGCTCGGCTGTCCCGCCATTCCCTGGACCTCCTCCTGGAGCTTAGCCACCTCGGTCTTCACCCGGTTTAAGGCCAGGTCCTTCATTTCAAAGATTTTGTTCACAAAAGAGCGATTCTCCGCCAGTTCCCGGGAGACCTCCTCACCCACCGGCTGCTTTGCCACGTTTAGCCAGGCCTGGGGGGCATATGCCTGCTGAAGGCTTACACCCGTCCCTTCCGCCTGTTTGACGGCAAGCCGGATATCCCCCGTCTCCGGCGACCAGGTGCCGGTGTTGAAGATGGATTTGATTTGATTGGGATAGAAGGCGACTATTTCTTGTTTATTATTTGCAAATGCACCATCATAACCAGCCAATTCTAAGGTTTCCCTGCTTGTTAATCCTAATGTTGCTCTTTCATAGGCAGGGGTTGATAAAATAGATCCTTTTGCATTCAGAAAGGCATCTTTATAAGACCCATATCGTTCTTTTGAATTAGGTTCTAATCCTTTGTTTTTCCTTATTTGGTCCGTTGCTACCCATAATTTGTCAAAATCTTTTCCTGTTACATTATCAAAATCAAATGGATTCTCAATAGACGCATACAAGGCCATTACTCGCCCTGATTTTGTTAGTTTTCCTGTCTTAATAGACGTTGTGTAAAGTTTTGCATAAACTGGATCTTTTGTAAGAAAATATCCAGACGAGTAAAAACCTCTATCTCTAATACCATATTTTTTGAACACATTAAATTTAGCTGGCGTACCATGGTAAACCACCAACGGATCGCCCTTTTCGTCCACAACCTTGCTCTCATCAAACCACGCCTTGAAATTCCCCTGGCGCTTCAGGTCGGTGAGCGCCTGAAGGCTTACACCCGTCCCTTCCGCCTGGCCGAAGTGAGGCCTATACGCGTCGACAGCGATCTTCCCGAATATATCCTCGGGCCTGGTGAATCCCATGCCGTTCAGACCGTTCCGGATGATCTTAAGGAGCCGACGGAGCTTGAGCAGTATCGCCCGGATAGGCCCCGGGTGTCCGCCGATCGGCGAGACCTTTCGGCCGGCCACAAAGGAGGAGAAGGCATCGGCCGCTTTTTCCTCTGTTTTGAAGTATTTTATGAGCTTGGCGTAGTCCGCCTCCGGGAGGATCCAGCGGGCGGCGACGTGAAAGGCCTCGTGATATGTAGTGCGTTCCAGCTCCCCGAGGCTCTGAACGCTCAGGGCCAGTTCCAGGAGGCCCCGGTAGTTCCTGAAGGTCGTGGCGCCCAGGATGGTGTCGAGACTTATTCCCTGCTCGGCCCACTGCTCGGTGGTTTTGGATACGTCTTTCCCCGATATGTCGATGATGGCCTTGAGTTCAACGTCGATCCGGGCGATGACTTCGGCCGGGAGTCCGGCCGCCTTGAGCCATTCCCTGACCTTGCGGGCGATCTTGACGATATTTTTAATCTGTTTGGGGGATAATTGGGAGGGCTGTTCTCCCTGGACGGCTAACGGGTAGGCTGAGAGGGCGGTTTCTCCTGGAACAGCGGGGTGAGCTTGTACTCCCTCAGCAAGTCGCCCATGGCGACTATCTTCTCTCGGGGTTCCCCTCTCAGGTTGCCGCCGGTGCTGATCCGACCGAACATCTCCTTGAGCTCCTCGGTCGAGTAGCCCTTGTAGGTCTCGGGTAATTTTTTGTCTGGCATTTTCGGTCCCTGCATTGTTTATTGTCCTTATAATATCCCTTGCCTCTGTCCTTGTCAAGAGGCCCGCTAAATCTTTTGCCCTGATATCTTTTATGCCTGCATTTTTCAAGGCCTTTCCGAGGGCCGTCTGAGTCGCCCGGTCTACCTTTAACCGCGCATCTCCCATGTAGCCCACGACTGTCTTTACATCTATGCCGGCGCCGTTAAGTGTCCTGATAAATGCCGCCACAGACCCACCGGATGTAAAAATATCATCAACGACAACAACTTCTTTTCCTTCCGTGATTCCCTTGAGCTCTTCAAGGTTACGGGGTTCGTAATCACGCGGATAAAACGCCCTTTTATATTTCGGGATATCCTTTGACGCCTCCTCATGGGCAGCGGTATAATAATCATCTCCCCTCACATATTCACCGCCCAGATCCTTTGCCAACTTCTCCGCAAGGCTCAAAGGATGAACATTCATACGGGTAGTGCTCGGCTGCGCGATAAAGACTGTGTTTCCCGGAGAATCGAGCTGCTCTTTCAGTTTTTCGGTTTTTTTATCCGCCCAGAACTTGTCCGCAAAACGATCCGCCGCCGCCCGGTCGCCCTTCTCTTTCCCTGCAATCCAGTCTTCGTCCTCTTTTATAAGGGTGCGATCAACCTTCACCCTTTCAACGATCCCTTTCTCATTTAATTCAACAGCATCTCCCCTTGATACCGCCAGCTTGGTCTCCTCACCGACTACGACTTCGCCCGGCTCACCACCCTCCGTAGGGTCCCGCCTGGGCGGGATGCCCGCCGCCTGGGGCCTCACCGCCGGCATAGTCTCGCCGGCTCTCCCCTCGGCTTCGGGGGCGGGCGGTTCGGTGGGCTTTCTTTCCTCAATAAGTTCCTTTGTTCCCTTTAATGTTTTTGGTAATTTCTGGCCTGTAAATTCCTCAAATACCGTTCTTGATATCTTATTTGAGGGATCTAACAGGTCCGTCCATATACCATTGTTTATTGCATCAAGTAGCCCTTTTGCGTTTTTCATTGCGACGGCAAATGGCATATGTTTATCGGCGACATTTGCAATCTCAACATATCTTTCTGCTATCCGGTTAGGGCTTATATCCTCCCCCCCCTTTGCAGGGGTGGCTTGCTCAGGGACCTTGGCAGGGGCCTTCTCCGGCTCCGTGACCGCCTTGCCCTTGAATAAATCAGGGTACTCGGCTTTGACTGCATCGGGGATTACGGAAGCGTCTTTCGCGGCCTGGGCTTTGACAGACGCCCGGTGCTGCCTATGTTGTGTTGAAACAGTCTTTTTCACTATTTTTCCACGAGTGCCGGCCGGATCGTCAAAAAAGTGAAACAAGTCATCAGTAACCGGATCAGGATCACCATATTTTTCAGCGAATGAACGCCATTGCTTGAGTGTTATCAAGCCTTCTCTTCTACCAATCTTCTCGTTTTTCTTGACGATAGATTGCAATGCCTTCCATTGTTTTTCACGGGCTTTAACCTCGGGATCTTCTAAATCCCTAAACATAGTTTCATATTCACTGGCCATCATTTCCCATGACTCTTTGGCTTTGGTGGCCTTCTCCTTCCCCGCCTCCAGCCTCTCGCCTCTAGCCTCTCCCCCCGTCCTCTTCCCCGTAATCGTCTCAACACCTTTTTTTTTGGGCTTCTCGGTGGCCTTTTTAACCTCTGGGGTGGGTCCTGTTCGATAAAAGTCATTAAATCTTTGTGTGGCCCTCTCAGCAGCATCCTTGGCTTTTTTATATATCTCATTGGATACTTTCAACCCCTTCTTTTTCCTATATTCTAAAGCCGAAAGTTCACTTGTTCTTTTCTTGAAGTCACGCCTTATATATTGTTCTTTTTCGTATTCCGTTTTCTGTTCTTTTTGTTTTTCAACTTCTACTTCATGCTCTTCTAAAAACTCTTTACCTTTTGCGAAATCAACCCATCTAAGGGAATCCGGCTTTTTTGTGTCTGATTTTTGGTAAAGCCATCCTTTAACGATGTTTTGAAGTTCTTTAACGTCAACATTTGTAGGGTGGTCTAAAATAGTTCCGTCTTTGTGTACCTGTCTTACCGTCCAACCATCTCTACCGCTTTTCATAACGATCGGAACTATATCAATCTTGTCTATCCCCTTTTCCTCCATCATTTTAGACAGTGCGAATTTTTCAATATCATTAAGACTATCAAGCAGAGTTTCAGCTTTGGACATTGCCTTCTCCTTCCCCGCCTCCAGCCTCTCGCCTCTAGCCTCTCCCCCCGTCCTCTTCCCCGTAATCGTCGCGACGCCTCGGGGTTTTCCCTTCCTGAGCTCAAGAACCTGCTCTTTGCCGTCCTTCCCGCTGAACACCACGGAATTAAACGTGATTTCCTTTCCCTCGAAGGTGCTGTCTCCTATATATTTTTTGCCCTCTCCCTTCTTGACATAGGCGATGGTGAGGTGGGGACGGTAAACCGGATGGGTGTCCGTAACCTCAATTTTTTCGCTGATCAATTTATTGAGGGCATGGAGTTCAGGACCATCAATGTCCACCTTGACGACATCGGCCTCGTCATTTTCAAAGACAGATACCTTGCCGAGCGTAGCTTTGATCGGGCCCTGACCTTCAAGTATAGGCTTCAGATCCTCCGGGTCAACGGTATGAAGGCCGTATTTTACCGTAATATGGGGACTTTCCACTCTCCCCGAATCCGGGTCTTCCGGATCTATATAAAGCTCTTCATCCGGGATCTTTTTCCCGAAATCTAATACCGGCTTCGCCTCCGTTTCCGGTAGATTCACCTGGGTCGAGCTATATTTATGGGCCTGGGGCTTTATCTGATCCTCTGTTTTCTCAGCTTCTCCACCTTCTATCCCTTCGGTGGGAACCCCCTGCTCCTTTCCCAGGGGAGCAGGGGGTTTAGTGGTGGGCGCCTCCGTCTCCTTGCCTAAGGGAGTGGAAGGCGTTTCGGTAGGTGTCGGGGTTGTTTCTATCCTTTCTTCTTCGCCGCCTTCGCGGCCTCGACCTGCCTCAATCTCTCGTTCGCTTCCTTCTCGGTCTTGTAGGGTCCTCCCAGGCGCCGCCGTTTCCCCGTGATCGGGCTCTTCTTCTCCGCGTACACGTGCCACCCGTCCTTCTTTTGCCGCATCATCCGCTGCCTCCTCCCTGGCCGCCATAGCTTCAGCGGTGGTGAATTCTTCTCTTACCCTCTGATCTTCTGTTTTCTCACCTTCTTCCGCCCTAAGCGCCTCCAGGTCCGCCCTGGCCGCCTCATCCTCCCGGCTGATCTCATCGAGCATCGTTTCGGCCCTGCCGCGGGCCGCCGCGGCCCGGCGCTTTTCGTCTTTTTCGAGCTCCTCGCGGTCCCGGGCTCCGGCCGTAGCGATATCCCCGGTTCCGTGCGTGGAGGAGGCCATCGGCTGCCGGCTCTCTTTGTCCTTCCTGCCCTCTCTTACCCTCTGATCTTCTTCCCCTCTTATCTTCTGATCTTCCGTCCCTTCGCCCTGCGCGAATACCCCGCCTACGCCTCCACCTAACACCGTTCCGATGATCCCCGATTCGACGATCCGACCAACGTTCTCCCTGAAGCCCTGCTCCGGCTTATGCCCCAGGCTTTCTACATAGATGCTGACCGCCTCCTGGGCCATCTCGGTGCCGCCCTCTGTAAGGGCCTGGCGCACGATTTTTTTGATAATCCGGTGAGCTCCGGTGCTTTTAAGAAATAAGGTGTCAAAAGGCAGGATTTCCAGGATTCCGTTTGCTATACCGATCGTGATTCCTTCCAAGGTGGCCGTCTGCTCGGTCGTAACCGGATCCCAGCCCTCCCGGATCATCTCATCCTTGGCCTCGCTGTATGCCGCGCCCGCCTCCACGGTCGCAGCTCCGCCAAAGGCGCCCGCCAGTGAGACCGTCCTTATGGCTTTTTCGCCCCATCCGGCGAGCCTGGCCGCTCTCATGGCGCCCAGGCCCGGGAGCATCATGGCGGCCATGGTGGGAGTGTTCTCGCCCAGGGACCTTACCCACCATCTCCAGTCCAGCAATCGTTCCGGATGTTCGACAACGGTCCCTTCGGCCAGGTACGCCGGCCGCCGCAAAGACGGACTCTCTCCCAGATCCCGGTAATACTCCCGGGTAGTTGCCCCGCCGGGGATCCCGGCCATCTCCATGGTACCGCCGATGGACTCCATGGTGGATGCGGCACCGGCCCCCAGGGCGGAGCCCACTTCCTCCAGCGGGCCCCTGGGGTCTTCGGGTTCTTTTGCTCCAGGAAGGATGGTGGCGCCTGGAGGCCCGCCTTCCGAAAGCCAGCGATCGAAATCTTCCTGGGTTTTTAATCGCATTTATCTCCTACCCCTGATTAACGCATTTACATCGAAGGGTGTTTTTTCTTTATCAGTTATTTCTATTTTCGCCGGTGGGTGTTTTTTATATTCTTTTTCCTGTTCTTCACGGATAAATTTCAAAATAATTTTATTTTCCTCTTTCGTTAAATCCCGCAATTTACCGTTTTCCCTGACTTTATAACCTCCCGGAACTTCAACAAAGGTTCTTCCTTCATAACTTATCTCTGCCTTGCGTTCCTTTTTTCCTTTAATCCGTTCGGCTATATTGTCACCAAGATTTATTGTAAGATCTGCTGCTTTCTTTCCGCCTTCATCCGCCTGCTCCCCCTTACCGCCGCCCTTGGCCTCGATCAGTTCATCGAGGATTTCGATGACCCTGGCTTCTTCCTCCGGGCCCCCTTTATTCAAATGCGCCCGGATTGCCGCATTAACCGCCTGCATGCGTTTTTCATTTGGTTCATTTCCGGTAGTCGGATACAGTTTTTTCGCTTCGTTCCATTTGGTCGCGATCTGGGCCTTCACCTTTTTCGATGGCGGAGGAGCCTGCTCCGGAAATTGCTTCTTGATCAAAGCGCGGAATTCTTTCTCTGTCGGCGGTTTGGCCCCGTAAACCATGCCCCTGACTTTTTTTGCGCCGTCAACGGCCTCCTGGAGCACCTTCTCGTAGGTCACCTTCTCGCCGTTCTCGATGCGGGCCTCATAGTTTTTCTGGGCGATCGTCTGGAGTCCCTTCATTTCCCCGGCCGTGATCTTATCGCTCGTACCCACAATGGCCTTGATCGTCGCGACCGCGCTCATCTGGGGGAGGAGCTTTTGCTCCATCACCTGGACGGCCTCTTCTTCGCTCTTCGCATTCCTGATCTGATCCCGGGCCTCGACAATGTTCTGCTCGATCTTGGACAGGGTCCCGGAAAAAAGGACCTTCGGGTTGCTCATGAGCTCCTTCAGGGTGCCTTCGAACTGTCGCGTCGTGATTTTCTTGTCCCAGTCTTCCTTGTCCGTGTTGCCCCGGAGGACCTTCTTCCAGGACGGAGGCATACCGCTACCCTCCACCAGGTTTCCCCAGGTGTCCGCCTTATCGAGCCGGGCCTTTTCGTCCTTGAGGAGCTTCATCCTCTGCTCGTCGGTGGCCGCCCGCTGCTGGGTTGCCGCGGCCATCTTGTCCTGGTAGGATGCCGCGGCCTGGTCCCGGGTGCCCTGCATCCGTTCCGATTCGACATTATGCCGGCCCGCTTCGATATTTCTATCCTGCTCCAGTGCGAGCTCCGACTCCCCTTTCCTGATTTGACCAAGCTCTTTTTGTTTAGCCACCTCCGCCAGGGCGAGGTCCTTTTTCAGTCCCGAGGTGGTCTTGACTTTTTCGAGCTCCAACTGCTTCATATCCAGTCCGGCCTTGGCCTTCAAAAGCTGCACATTAGCAAACGACTTTACGATATCCGAAAGAGACGTTCCGACATCCCTTATGGCCTCTGCCGGTGTATACCCGCCGTATGGATTCATTTAATTTTCCTCCTCTTCCTCTGCTCTTCTAACCCTCTAACCTTCTGATCTTCTTTCTTAAAGAAGCCCCCCAAGAATCCCCGCAACCGCTCCGAAGGCCGCTGCTACCGGTCCCCCAAAGTAATACCCGGCGGCGGCTCCGACCGCTCCGCCGGCGACCGCACCTTTCGTCTTACTCCCGGTCACCCTGCGGACCCCGTATCCCGTCCCGAAGCCGAGGGATGCGCCTGCTGCACTCCCTGAGACTTTGCCCATCTTGGCAGCCGCAACGGCTCCACTCATCTTGTAGGCCATGTAGGCCCCGCCCATGCCGAGCCCGATGGCCTGAACGCCTTCGGCCTTCTCGGCCTGGGCCTCCGCGATGTCCATCTCCTTCTCGGCCTGGTCGATCTTCTTTGCGCTGTCCTCCGCCATGGCCTTAAGGGTCTCCTTGTGTTCCGTTTCCCTCTGGGCCAAATCGGCAAGGGAGATGTCCTTTTCCAGTTTCAGACCCGCCTCGAACTGCGTCTGGTCCTGCTCCAACTCCTTCTTATATTGATCCGTTGCCGCCTTGACCCGGCCTTCTTCTCGGTGGGCGGGAAGCTGGGCGTGGATGACCGTGGACAGGGGTAAATTAATGGGCCTCTTCCGCGTGCTCACCGCGTCCATCTGAGGCGAATAAAGCTCCGCTAAATTAACCGGCATTTTTTTCTCCTTTATGTGGATAGAAGCTCGGGGCCGTAATCCGCGTCCTGAGACTTTTTGTAGCTTTTCTTCTGGGTTTCTGCTCTCTCCCCATAGTTCCCGATAAACTCGTCGGTCTTTTCCCTCACATAGCTCATAATGTCATCGAAGAAGCCTTTTTGCTTCGTGTACATATCAACCACGCCCTTGGTCTGATCCGACTGCCACCATGCGCCCGTAAGCTGAAGGGTCGATTTAATTCCCGCAAAGATCATAGAGCGGTTGCCCATGGATTCAGCCTTCCCCAGTTGGATATCCTGCAGCCCGATCTCCTTATCGGTCTCCTGCCCTCGGAATGCGATATCCCCTTCGTGGATCCTCGACTGGGTCTCCATCCGGGTCCCGGCAAGCTCCTCCTTGGTTTCGAGCCCCATGGCGTGCCGCTTGGCCGTTGTTGAAAGCGCCAGGTTGTGCCTGCCGGCCTGCGCCTCCTCACCGGAAATCTGTGCCTGCTCATCGGCTCGTGCCTTCACGGCCGCGTAAACAGCATCGTCTGCCGCCGCCATGGGCGTTGCCCGGACACTCTGGTCTACATTCATGAGATCCCGTAAATTGATCGGAAATTTATCTCGCCGTATTTCCATCTTATCCCCCACTTTTGAATTGAAAAATGAATATTGAATATTGAAGATTAAATACTTCCCTGTCTAAATTTAAGACCCGGGATACCTCCTTCGATCTCCTCACCAAAATAAAGATTATTATCTTTCAGGACCTGATACAGACACTCACTCAAGGCGCATATCGATTTATGCTCGATCTTTAATTCCAGTTGAGTCTCTATAAATTCGATAATTTCATGCAATAATGTCTCTTCCAACTGCTGTGGTTCGACATCCTCGTTTAAGTGTATCAGGTTATATTGTGTTTGAAATTGCCCATTCAGATTTGGCAATTCCTTATTTTTTACAATTTTCACATCAATCATCTTCCCTATAATCTTAATTTTCTCAGGTATTTTCATCTATTTCCCCTTTTTTCTCATTCGATGTTGAATGTTCGATGTTGAATGTTCATCTTTTATTTTCCCTTCCAATCTTCAATATTCAATCTTCAATATTCAATTTAAGCGCCTCTTCCCACCTGCGCCTGAGTGTAAAATTATCCCTCGTAAAGAGGGCTATTTTTACAAAAGCCAGAAAACCCGCGATATGACAGAGGGTTAGAAAAAATATCGCCGTAAACTTACTGGTCCTGTATTGCCGTCGTTGCCGGTTGCCCAGAAACCACGCCCCGTAATCCATCAGTCGGTCCACCAGTATCCGCTTGACGCCCCCGCGCCTCGATGCCTTGCTTTTGATGTATGGTACTACCCGTGCCGCGATCGCGTAATACCCTCTCAGCGTCACCGGGTCCAGAAATGTGTCTCGACAGAACCGGGTGAGATCCACCTCCGGAGAGAACCGATCCGTACACGCCGTAACGATGATACAGCCCCCTCCGCCTCCGCCTGCGTCGGACATGCCCGCGGTGTTGTCGTGGAGCCCTGCTTCCATGCCCTCTTCGCTTGACAGCCCCTCCTCCGCTTGACTTAATGGAGCCATGCTCATTGCCATCTGATCGTTAAGAGAGGGTTTTCCTTCCGAAATAGGATCACCATAAACAGCCTCACCGATATCCTTTCCGAAAGCCTGGGCGATGCCTTTCGCAAACCCTAGAGCAGGATTCATCGCCATCAGACCTAGCCCCAAATTCCCGAGAACAGTGCCCACTTGCTCAGTCGTCGCGAACGGTCCGGTATTGTCGCCTGGCGGCCCGGGTTCACCGCCTCCCGTCTCTATGCCTTCCGCTGTCTCGCCGGGGACGGGGACTGGGGCAGCATCGGGGAGACCCCCCGGGGCTGCATCCGCGTACACGGAGGAAGCCGTTTTTTTCTTTGCGATGTCCGCCAGAGCAGCATCCTGGGTGGCCTGTATTTCGGATTTTTGGGCATCGAACTCCGAATCTATCCGCTCCGTCTCCTTCCGGATCTCCGCATCCACGGCCCCGGCTGCCCTTGCCGATTGCGTCCGCGCCTTCACGTCCAGTTCGAGCGGCGCCCTGCCGGTCTTTCCACCTGTAGCCGCATATTGCGATGAACTAAGATCCCTTAAATCAACCATTTACCCACCCCGCTCCGATTGAATAATGAAGAATGAATATTGAAGATTGTTAATCACGCTTCTTACACATCTTGTTTAAGGCTTGCCTCTTTTCTTCCAGCAGCTCGGCTGGAGTCAAGGGAGGCGTATTTTCGATCAATTCTTTAGGTACCGAAAAAGCCAGTTGCGTTTTCTCAATCATCTCCATGTAAAAGTCCTTGATGCCTTCGCCCTGGTCATCGTCTACCAGGGGAATTATTTCCCCGTCTGCATTTGACATAGTTTTTCCTCCCTCAATTTTTAACCTGCCCGCTCGTGCCTTGCAATGGCAGGCGGGTCTTCAATATTCATTATTCAGTTCTTAACACCTCCCACTCAAATCCCCATCCCATCAGCGGCACCCCCTTCTTTGTCGTGGACGTGGCGCACGAAAACTTGAACTGGTGCGACCAGCCGTGCCGGTCGATGGTCTTCGTCTTTCTCATGTGCCGGTTGTCTCCCGATATCTCCACGGTATCCAGGGTGGTTCCGGTTGTCGATCCGTCCTTGTAGTGCGTTATGGTGACATCCGGGTTTTCCGCGATCACCTCACTGAAGAGCTTCACCCTTTTGATCGAGCTCAAGTCCCCGATATCCCCGCCCGGGATGATGTCCGCGGTCTTGATGGTCTGGGTGATGTCCTCTCCGTCCCAGGTTGCGCCGTTTTCGAGGCGCATCATGTGGCCGTTGTCCCGAAGCCCATAGACATACTGCCGGCCGTTGGTATCGACCACCTTGAATGCAGCCCGCGGATAGGGTTCCGTAAGGCCTGAATCGGGCTCCTTCTCAAACCACTTCCGCTTTACGAGATCCAGGGCGATCCACTTCAGGGCCCCGGTCTTGATCTGGAAGATAAGGTTATATTCCTTATTGTCCGGATCCACCCAGCCCTCGGCCTCCTCGATATAGCCCAGGTCGATGGCGTCGGTCCGGGACTGGTCAAAAAAATTCTTGATTTTGCCCTCGACGGGCACGAGAAGGGCGGCGTCGCACACGATCGGGCCGGAATAGGCAAGCCATATTGCGATGTTGCGGCTCACGTCCTCGGCCAGCCCGAAGCCCACCGCGGCCGTGGCGACCGTGAGAGGCGCCGGGCACCCGTCTTTATCCGAAAGCTGAAATATCCGCCAGTCATACGGGCTGTCGCCGTTCAGGAGAAAAACATCGCTCTTTTTCAGGAATATGCCCGTGTTGTAGATACTGGACCCGAACCGGTTGTACAGGCCCACCGCGGCCGTGAGATCGTCGCTGCCCCCGAAATACAGAGACCCGGCAATGCCCGCGCTGCTGTCATCCCCGTTGTGGACATCGACGGTGTTTTTGGCGCCGTAATCCACCCGGTTACCCTCTTTGCCCGTCAGGTAGCCGCAGAGCATGGGGTAATTCTTGTACTCGAAGGGAAACTTCCACCCAGACGGGATCTGCCTTGGCGCTGATATTCCCTTGATGGCGTCCAGTTTCACATCCAAGGAGAGGTTCTGGCTGAAAACGAACTTGTAGTAATAGAGCGTCGTATCGCTCGATATCTGTGTGGGAAACTCCGTGTTATGGTCCGGGGGGTTCCATGTGATGGTTCCGGAGGCCGCAAAACTCTTATTGTCCTGGATGCTCTGATCGTCGATCACTCCGACCGATACCCAGTCGTCCCCGGCCCAATAGTATATCGTGAGGATCGTGTTGGCAGTGGTGTTGACGGCCCCGCCCACCAGGGTAACATTCACGCCCATCTGGCGCTCCTGGAAGCCTGCCACAAAATAATCCGTCGCGGCTGCCAGGCTGTTGAGCGCGGCATAGGTGGCCGTGTTGGCGGAGCTGTAATCCTGCTCGGCGACGTTCAGGGTATAATCGTTGTACGTCGATGAGGTATAGACCTGAAACGATATGGCCGTTCGGTAAAACCCGTTCCACAAATCCTTGACGCTCTGAAATGGTGCGTCCACGCTGACGTGGCTGATTGTGGCCGTGGCGTCGCATTCCGTAACGACGATCCGGTACCAGTAGAGAACGATGCCGTCGATGGCCTTGACCTTGGCCGTCGCTGCCGTGCTCGTAAAAGACAAGGTGCCCGTCTGGGCGAGCGGGATCCCTCCGGATGCGGTGCCGTCAAAGAGGGCGGCAACCGCGGCCCAGGAGCTGCCGTCAAAATATTCCACCGTGAGGGCGCCGGCTGTCGTGTTTGCCGTCGCCACATAGGGCTTGATCCCTTTGACCGGGCGGGTCGATCCGACATAGATATAGGTCCTGTAGGTCGCCGATCCGTAGGCCGCAACCGATATTTCAAAGGCGCCCGTGTGTCTGGCCACGTTGCTGACCCGGTACTCGTCAAGCCTGCCGTTCAGGTAAAACCCCGCGCCGCTTGCTGCGTCATATCCGATATAGACGGAACCGGTATAATCCGCGGCTCGGCTCGCATCCGAGATGTAGGCCTGCTGTACCCCGTCAACAAAAATCCACCAGTTGTTTCCGGACTCCACCAGCTCCACGTGGTACCAGGTCGCTGTGCTGATGGTGCCGTCGGGCGTTGCCATCCCGGCTGTGCCCAGGACCTCGGCCGCCGTGTCGAATATGGAGAGCGTAAGGGCCCCGTTTTCGTCCAGGGAGAACTTGAAGTAGTTGGCTGCGTCTGTTTGTTGATAGTAAAGGGCGTAGTCTGTGCCTGCCCCGGGCAGGGCATCCACGTACAGCCTGAAATCTACCGTAAAGGTACCGCCGGAGAAATCGAAGTCCGCGTTATCGGGAATGGAGAAATAGGCGTCCGTGCCGTTGAAATCCGCCGAGTGGGTGCCGAATACCTTGACCGTGGCATCATAGGCCGCGGTACCGTTAAAGGTTACCGTGTGGATCGTTGTCGGGCTCGAGTCCGTGACGTTGTTGTCTAAGTGGAGGAGAAGCAGGGTGTTTGCATCCGTGCTCTCGGTTACACGGTGAAGGGTCGCCACGTTGGTCGCGTCGGTCTCGGTGTTCAGGATAGCGCCCGAGCCGGCAATGCCGTAATTGTACTTGAAATCGCCGTCGGGAGCGTAATTGATGAACCCCGGACACCTGAGCTCCCCGCCCGCATAGACCATGACCTCCTTGCCGTTCGCATAGGCGATATGCCCGCCGGGCCACTTGCTGAACCGGCCGAGGCCCGCACCGGTTGCGTCCGTGTGGACAGCCGTGGCTTCAAAGTCTCCCTGGGCCGGGACGGCGGCCTTGTTCTCCAGGACCCTCGATGCGGTGCCGGCCGCGTTCAGGGCCTGAATCAGGACTCGAGACTGTGAATCATAGGGGCTCTCGAGCTGGATCCCGTTTCGTCCCTTGAGGTAGGTGGTAAGCGCAGTGGTGTTGATCTTGGAATAGCCGAGGACCCCTTCGGTCCCGGTGTTGGTATAACGGCGATTCTTGAGCTCGGAAAAATTGGACTCCCCGATCTTAAGGGGGTCCTCTTCCGGGATCCATTCGCCGTTAAATAAAAATGTCTTACGATTTAGTTTTTTCCCTTGTGTCGTCATCGTCAGATTCCAGCGGTATGCCTTGTAAGGCCATCCGTCGCATATCCTCCAAATGATATTTAGTAGCTTTTAACTCCTGTTCGGTCGCTGTCGGACCCTTTGGTGTAAATATCTCTCCCAGGGCCTGATAGAGTTTTTCTGCCAGGTAGGTGGGCAGTGTTATCAAACCGTCAATTTCTATGGGTTCGCCGTCCTTGAACTTTTTCACGGTCCACAAAGTTCCCTGCTCCAACGATGGATAGGCAACATCAACACTGCCGTCCCTGTGTTTGGTCATAAAGGCTATATTAATTTTCCTGCCCCAGTCGACCTGGTCGATCCTTACTTCCCTCATGAATCCCCCATTAAAAAAATCACTGAAAAATTAAGCAGGCCCGCCGCAAACCAGTAAATCGCGCTGCCGTATTTACCGTATATAAACAAAGGGATAGACGCCGCAAAACTCTCAACCATGATGATGATCGGCAATACATCTATAAATTTCTCCATCCCCTGTTTCTTCTCACCTTCTAATCTTCTCACCTTCTCACCCTCTCACCTTCTCACCTTCTCACCTTCTCACCTTCTCACCTTCTAATCTTCTCACCTTCTCGCATGTACCCGCATCCTCGCAATCTCTCTCCTGGCCCGCTCGATCTCCGCCGCGAAAAGCCCGCCGATCTGCCGGGACTCGGTAAACTCCCTCTTGGGCATCTTGAAGATCGATGCCGCGCCCGCGCAGATCCCCCTGCAGCTCCTCGGGGATATCCGCCAGAATCCGTAGTCGCTGAATACCGGGCTCGGTGTTGTCGCGTAAGGGACGTAGATCGTATGCCCGGCGGTCTGGGACGGTGCATCCAGGAAGATCTGCTTTTCGGCTGCCGGCTGGATCACGTATCCGTCTCCGCTGGTCCAGTCGTCGTCCGTGCCCGCAAAAAGCGCCGTCACCAGGTTGTTTGCATCCGTAACCGAGAGCACATACCCCGTTGATCCGTCCGAGGTGTTGTGGACGATGTCCCTGGGGTAGACCCTGTCCGTCGTGGTGAAGGCCTTCGATGTGTCCGTGAGCGTACACTGCCCGCCCGATGCCGCGCCGGCCGCCGTGGTCGTCCCAGTGATCAGCTCTTCTTTGGCCGGTTTGTCCCGGATCGTGAACTTGTTGGGCCACTCCTTCGAGTCCGTGAGGTTGCTCTTGTAGATCCGATCCCAGCTATCGAAAATCGGAAAAGAGTAATTCGACCCGTCGTAATATTTGATGAAAAACCGGTCGCGACGGTTTTTCATGGAAAGAGAGACGTACCCGGTCGGAAGGTCGTAGGCCTGCTGGTCGGCGACGGTCGTGATCTCCTCCTCGGCATGGAGCGAGAGGGTCTCCCGGGCATAGATCCCGGCGGCCAGGTCCAGGCAGTCATACATTTTCCTGGCAAAGGCGTAGAGATCATCCTCCGTGAGCTCATCCAGGAAGTCCAGCATTGTAAGTTTTAATTTAGCCCCATCCATTTTCTCACCTTCTCACCTTCTGATTTTCTCACCTTCTGCCCTTAGCCCCGTCCATTCTTTTACCCTTTTTTTCGTTCGATGTTCGATGTTGGATGTTCGATGTTGGACGTTCATCCCTTTAATCCTTACACCTTTGTCTTCGCCGACTCGACCGCGTCACTCAAGGTAACCTTCTTCTCCGGCCCGATGATCTCACAGGTGGTCAGGTGTATGTTAAATGACTTCGAGGTATCCCAGATGTCTTCAGCGCTATGAAACCCTTTGACTTTCCCCTTAAGGATCACCGTAATGTCTTCCTCCGGGTTAATATTGAGATAACCCTTCGGTTTGACCTTGCCGTCCTTCGGGAAGGACAGCCTGGCACTCGCTTTCTCTTTGATTTTCCCTGCCATGGTAGTAGGTACCTCCTTTGCTTCTGATATCATATACTTCCTCGCAATTTTCGACCGGGCGCCCTCGCCTGAGTCGTAGGGTCCCGCCTCGGCGGGATGCCCGCCCTTTTATCCTTATCGATGCTGATTTATCAATTGCAACACTTCATCCTTTGAGGAAAAACCCTTCCGCATCCACAATGGCTTTGGATTTTTGATTTCCTCCGTCACCAGATCCCCCGTTTTGGCATCGCCACTAATGACGCGAGTAGCCGAGACATCATCGGTATCGTATATGGATTGCAGCTCTGCCAACGCTCGTTGTTTGTATTGCGGCATGGATAACATATTGACAAAATCCTGTTTGGCCGCCATGTGTTCCGGGTACGTGAATGCACATAAAATCGGTATAGCTATCAAAATTAGAAAAATTCTATTCATACCTTTTCTCCTACATAAATGTAAAATAGCGATCTATCTTTTTGATCGTCGCCAGAAATGGCATCTGATCTTTATAGGTTTCTGCTTGCTTTATTAAAACCGTTGAGCCGGTAAACAATATCCGCGTTTCGTCATTCATCCGAAACTGAAGCGTCATACAACGTGTGCCCTGTTTATATTTGCTGCTTACCACCTTAAAACCCATCACCATTATCTCACGGTTTAGCACCTCTGTAATATTGCACTTTGCCCCTTCAAGCGGCCTGTGATCCTTGGCAAAATCACTGAACCGCTTCAGGGTTTCCATCTCTACAAATCTCCATCAGGCTATCCAGGCCGAGTGACAGAAACAAATTGTGGCTGTTGGCCCATTTTAGCCATCCAAGTGTCGAGGCAATTGATGATATTATCTGTTCTCTTGATATCTTTCCAGCCCAAAAAAGGGACGGGAACAACGCCAAACGTTTTTTTACACGCTTAACAGTGCTCTTTCGAATAAGAATATATCTTGGAAAATGGCGATATCCCAAAAAGTCCACCCCCCTGGACACAGGGAAGAGATCACATTTACTTAGAGCGAGTTCCAAATTTTCCGACAGGAACTTTCGGATTTTTTGTGCCAGATCGTTGAGATGGCCTTTATCGTTAGAAAAAAGACAGAAATCATCACAATAGCGCACGTAGTCTTTAACCCGCTCATTGTGTTTTATAAATTGATCCAACTCATTGAGGTAGAGATTCCCGAACCATTGGCTTGTATAATTACCGATTGGGACATTTTTACCGCCTGGGAAAGAATCTATGATATTTTGAATAAGCCATAGGGTATCCGTACATTTAATCTTTCGTTTCACGATTTCAAAAAGGATATCATGATCAACTGAAGGGTAAAATTTTGAGATATCCATCTTGAGACAATACCTATTCCTGCGTACAAACTCCATTGCCCGTTTGCTTCCGGCATGGATACCCCTGCCGATAAGGCAAGCATAGGAATCGGATATAAATAGTTTGCTCCAAATCGGCTCCAGGACATTCATAAGAGCATGCTGCACAATCCGATCAGGGCTGAATGGCAATTTATAAATAGTTCGCATTTTAGGCTCGTAAATTATTTTCTCTACATAAGATGAGGTCGCAAAGGTTTTATCCAACAATACTTTCCTGATATGAGCCAAATTAACATCAAGATTTGACTCGAATCGTTTCACTTTGTTCTGCCAGGATTTTCCCTTACGAGCACGCCTATACGCATCATAAAGGTTTTCGATATCCGTGATCCTTTCCCATAGTTTTCCGTGTCGTTTCATGATCTGATGCAGACGACGTTCGGGTTTTCCCCTACTAGCCGCCTTCATCCTCCGTTTTGTGTTTTGCCGGACCTTTTGTCCGACAGGGCCGATAGGTCCAGCCAGGAGTTTGCTCAAACGCCTGTATCCGACTGCCTGCGACTGCCGATATTCGTATTCGTATTCCAGCGATAGTTATTCGCATTACGTGACCGCGAACCGGAATTCGTCCCATTATTCCAATTACCGCCTGCATGCAGCTTATGACCTATCAGCCCAAAAATCGCGAACGTTCTACGTCTGCTCGTTTTTCGTGCTATAACGGCTCCGACCGCCCGCGACCGCCGATATTCGCACCCGCAGCCCAGCGATAGACACTCGCAGCACGTGACCGCGAACCGGAATCCGGCCCATTATTCCAATGACCGCCCGCATGCAGCTTTATATCACCATATGTGCCTTGTTTATATATCGATCCTTTTGCTCCGGGGAGATCGTAGTATCCCCATATGGGTTCTATGGTGGTCCCTGATGTTGCCGTTACGGTTCCGGTCTCAGTGTGGTCATGAGCAACCGGCCCGTCAAAACGATAGCCTTGGTCGCGTAGCCATTGCCACATTACACCAGCGGCATCCTCTACGCCAATATTACTGATCATTCGGCGTCCGGCCGTATCCGAATGCCCTCCGGTCGTGACTGGATCGGCGCTGCCTACGATGTTAGTCTCTTCATTGCTGCCCGCGGCGATAATTTGAAATTCTCCATCATCCAAAAGCTGCTTTTTGACTGCGGCAAAATCATCAACGAAATCCATCCAGTTGCGGGTATCTGTAATTGTGCCGCCGTTTGTGGAGGCAGTAGTAGTACCAGAGCCGGAGGCAAGATAGATATCCACCCAAATGTTGGCCTGATCCGAGTAGACCATCCCTTCCGGAGATGACCGTGGTCGATGTTTCAGGTCCCAAATTGACGCAGGCAGGATGTCTCCGATTACATAATCTGATAGCGTGTGACCGGCAATTGTGCCAACCGAAGCACAAAGTAGGTGAAATCCTCCGATCTTTGCCGACGTATCGGCGTTATATGTGCTTGGCCAGGTAGAATTAACAGAGACTACGAAATCCAGGGCATTTGAGGACGTGACGCCACTGACTGCATATACATAATAATCCGTCCCCTCCGTGGTAGTGCCGGAATCCAGATCTGCAGCCAGACTGACATTCGTATCGGATTTCAGAATGTATGTTGTGCCGTTGATATTAAAGGGGACCGTTTCGGATCCCTGGACCGTTACTTGGATATGATCGGTTGCGTGCGCCTCAATGAACCGCTTGGTTTTATCGCTCAAAAACGAAGATACTTTAATAAGGTCATCAGGGAGGACGATATTCCCTATGCGCCGGTTGTCCTGGTGGAGTGTAGGCTTGGCATAGACACTCCCTGCAACCGCTAAAAGGAGCACCAGGATAACGACTGACAGAATAACGACCGGTTTTTTTAAGCGCATGGATTTCATCACATCAGCCTCCTATTTTATAGAGTACGACGTAGGCCGTGGCCGCGGAACTGCCCTCATCCAGAACGGTGTTGAAATACTTAACCTCGTCCGCCTCGTCCAGAAAAATCAGATCTCCTTCGTCGAGTACCGCCCCATTGTTTCGCTCCGCCAGGCTGTAGAGTTTAAACCGGGCGGTATCACCCTGCAGAAATATGGCGGCCATGACGGCCAGGGGGCTGACGGCGGACATGATCTGGGTGGTTGTGGTGCCGATCACCAGGTCTTCGTCGGCCAGGATCGTCAGCCTGCCGTCATATGCCGCGGCCTTGGCCGAAGGGATCATGAACTTGATATTCTGCGGCTGCAGGAATTTCGGGACCCTTTTAATTGACGACTTGTTCGCTGTTTGTCTGGTGGGTTGTTTCCCGGAATAATGAAGCAGACTGACCCCCGCAAAAAAAATGATACAAAGCGCTGAAATTAAATAATTTCTCTTTTTCATCTCATCCTCCCGTTCCTGGTTTTCATGGTGTTTCTGTCACTCCCGATTCAAAATCTACCCCCCAATCAGCAGTCACATCTTCTATTTCCTCTGCTGTTAATTTTACCGCATCTCTGGCCGATTCCACCTCGACAATGGCAGTGGCTTTCAACTCGGTAATATCCATCTTTAAAATGATAAAACCATCCCCTCGATCTATCCAGGCTTTAATATTCTTTTTTTCTCTAACCACACAGGCAGGATATTTATCAGGGTCGTGGATTCCGGCGAATTGATCTATACCTCTTCTATTCATACGCCCCTCAATAGAGAGTAGTTTTTTACCTGTCGCCGGGTCATAATATCCAAGGCCAGGTCGTTTCCTGAATCTTATATATTCCATTTATTCCCTCAAGCAGCGATCAAGCAGTCTTCTGATACAATCATATAGTATGCTTTGGCAGTTATGCCATTAGCATTATTTTGCGAAAAAACATCATTATCAAGCCAGGGATTATGAATAGGAGAAAATGCCTGCAATGTATCGTATATTTTATTAGCATCAAAATCACTTTCTTTTGTGGGCTGCCCATGCGCACCCGATCCAGTAGTCGTTACAAATCCATATTTAATATTTCCACTACTCCTTCTCCAAATTGCCAGCCAAATGTTACCTGTTGTAACGATTGTATCGACTGTGAAAGAACTCACGGAGTTAGTAAATAACTCAAGAGTGTTGTTAGTATGTACCATAAACTGGAAATCAACAGCATCTCCATCTGCGAAATCAAAAACGAAATCATCAACACCGGCTACCTGATTTTGTAGATCTGCAAGCTTAATTATGATTGACCAGCTGGTTCCGGTAATTAAATTCTGGTAGTTAGATGTAACACTATACATATCATTGTCGGTGATCTGACGATAAGGTGGGTCTCCTACGGCCCCAACGATTGCACCGCTTTCCGTGAATGTAAGATCAGCGCCGGTTAATCCCGCTCCGGTCGAGTAGTCATCATCGCCTACACCTGAAGCATCGAATAAACAGATGTTCGTATTCGCTTGAGAATCGGTCCAACCTTCCTGATCCGTTCCAAGCCATGCAGAGTAAGAGGCGGCGGCGGCAGCAGCACCACTGGTAATGACAGCGGGTAGTATCCCCCAACCTCTGGCGTCCTCAATAGCTCCCATGCCAAGGCAAGCAACCCCAGCATAGCCACCAATCTGGAAACAGTTTTTTAGAAATTCTCTGCGTGTTCTATCTTTCATTAGTTTATCGACACGTAAGAAACTGTCCCCTCCTCGTATATGCGCAAGACGTTATCTGCTACAGCCTTGAAAGTAAAAGATCCCGCGCCCGTTGTTCCACTCAATTTTATGGCGCTTGCTCCGCTGCCAGTCACAAAGCCCGGTTTGTTTATAATTGTATCGGCGGCATTAACAACATACCAAATTGTCGACCCGGATGTTTGATCCTGATCAAGGCTGACGTTATATGTCATCCCTTTTATGGCGGGTAATCCCCATAAAGTCACCTCAGATATAGCGCCATAATTACCGATAAAAGCCCCCCCGGTCATTTCACGAGTCAATGTCTGCGAGGTGGTGATATTATAAATACTCACGCCCGCGACGATTGGTTGAACGGTAGAAACCCCTGATGTCACAGGATCCGGCAGTTGCGCGTTAGTTGCCTGCCCGGTAAGGTCGGTGAAGGGCAAGGACCCGGAGAAAGATCCGGTTATATCCGTGGCGCCCATTTTGCCCGTGACATCGAATTTGTAGCCGTCCCTGGGTTCCCCCCCAAAACCGTACCCGGTTGCACTGCTCGCGTCGTCTCGCCAACCGTCATAGAAAGGGCCTTTGGTGGCATTGACCCCGAAGATGCTGTCACCGCTCCCGAAGATAATTCGATAGGGTCCTGCTATGATGCTGCCGTAATAATAAAGGCTCGCCCCGCTGTGGACCGAGATCCCGGAGCCCGGCGTGAAGGTGATCTGGGTATTAGGGCTGACAGTGACCGAGTTTCCCGAGGGGATATTCTGGATGTCCGTTATCAGGAGGTTGGCGTCATTCGCGCCCACGGCCGTGACGGCGCCTATAAACCCTCCGTATCCGTTCACATTCCTGGCGGGCTCGTGGATACTCCTGCCCGAGGCAGAGCCGAAGTAAAACACACCGACGATGCAGAGGATAACGAAAAGGAAATAAGCCTTTAAAACTCTACCCATAGCGCACCTCCATTTGAGTGTAGCGTAACGGACTCGTACTGGCCCGATAGAATAATGGACGCTTGCCCTTCGATCGTGTCACTCCCGGCACACTGTATCGTGACCCTTCCCGTACCGATGTTGCAGATCTTTTCTGTCCAGGCGTTCGACGCGGGCGCGAGGGTGATCGTGAGGGTGCCGCTCGCAAAGACCTTTTCTCCGTCCTGGTCGATGGTATAGTCCGATGTCTGCGTCGATGTGGGTCCTTTGAGGTTCTGGACCGTGATCTTCTTTGTCTGGGATGCGCTGACATCCACAATGGGGAGGACGTCGTTGTCCGCCGGCGTGGTCATGGCCGTCATACCTGATATCTTGACGCTCATAAAGCCTCTCCTTTTTACGCTTTGCGCCATGCCCTATGCGCTATGCGACTACATATTTTGTTCCGTCACGAGCCATTTGCCGTTCTCCTGGAGCATAGGGCCTGCCGACTCCGTGTAAATGATCTGCCGCCTGGCATCCCCGCCTCCGCCGATCCAATCGAAGAGGTCCACGTCGTCCCGGAGCACGAACGCATCCGCGAACCGGCCGCATTCCGGGCACCGGTCCGTGTCCTCGTACATATTCGGATCTTCCACCCAGACGGCCCTGCAGCCGGGCCAGGGGCAGACCCTGATGGGCATATCCGTTATTCCGGACATCTACTCTTCCTGTTCTCCAGTCTCTTTCTGCTCTTCTAACCTTCTGATCTTCTCACCTTCTTCTTCGCCCAGATCCACCCGCCGGAAGTACCAGTCGCCCATCTCGATGGTCTTTGCAACGCCCCACCAGTCCGGTCGCCGGATAAAGCCCAGGCCGTGCCAGGGCAGCGGGTCGGAGTAGGACTTCTCGGATCGGTTGCTCGTCGGCCGTTTCTGGTAGAGAACCATGTCCAGACTGCTGACATCCCCTTCCGGCGCCTTGAGCATGTTGCCCTGGAGGCCTCGGAGGTACTCCTCGTGTTCCTCCCAGAACTTCTCTGAGATCTTATGCCCGAACCGGTCCCACCAGTTAAGGGCCATATCCCTCTGAATCTTTGAGCCGATAATCGTCTCCAGTTCCCCTCGGGTCCGAACGGGATCGCCGGTCTTATAGCAGTAGGTCCCGTCTTCCGATAGCCATACCTGCTGGCCGTCGCCCTGGTCGAAGCTCCGGATGTAATTCTTCTCCACGACCTTTTCATCTCCGGTTGCCCGGTCCTTGATCTTCACATGCAGTTTCTGCATACAAAACCTCCATATTGCTGGTTGATGGTCATCGTTAAGGCAACCATCAACCAGCGTTTTAGTTTTCGGCTTTCCCCGACTTGCCTCCTCGTCCCGATCGAGAGCGGGATAATGAGGCCCGGCCGCGTGCACCTGCAGGCCGGATTGAGGCCCGGGAGTCTCACCCGGATAGGTCGGGACCGCGTGGTATATCGTTGTCAAATCGTCAATGGCTTGCCTCGGCGTAGCCGCAGGCGTAGCCGGGTCACTCGCCCGTAAACTTCAGCCGGAGCGATGTGGCCGCCGGAGCGACCGTGGCCGGCATCTCGATCATTGCCCCGAGATCATAAGTCGTATTTATGACGCCCTCCGCATCCGAGGCATCCCCTATACTGCCGGAACTGTTTTTAACAAGAATAGAGTCACTATCTCCCGTTGTACCGGTAACCGCTCCCTGGGTTCGTATCATGAGTTTGTGGTTGGTCCGGTCATACTTATAGAGAAATCCGTCCGCGGGCTGCTCGATCTCGCAGAAATCAATGACCTTCTTGAAACCGAACTGGGCCTTGTCGGGCAACGGTATCCCACCCGACGGGTAAGTCAGAGCGCTGTCGCCGAAGGCGATATCTATAATGCTCACGATCTTATCCAGACCGCGGGCTCCGATGTTAAGAAGCCGGTTGGTGATAGTGACAGTGACGTTCGTCGCTGCTAAAGCTACCATGATTAGCCTCCTGTCTCATTTTTATGGTTTATTCCCCGGACTCTTTAATCGAATCCGGGGAATTTTTTGGTTACTGCGCCATGCGCCATGCGCCATGCGCCATGCGCCATGCGCCATGCGCCATGCGCCATGCGCCATGTGCCATGTGCCATGCGCTATGTCGTTGCCTGAAGCGCCGACAGGTTCGCTCGGGTCTCCGGACGGTACCTGACAAGCAGGTGCGGCCATATATGGCCGGCCTCTCCTGCACCGTTCGGTGCGGTTACGCACTCGACAACCACTTCCATACCGGGCTCAAGAGTAACGCCCATACCTACAAGATCATAGGCCACATCGCCTGCCGCGCTCACGCCTGTTACACCCAGGTTGATGTCGGCAACATCCCCGTCGGCACGCCCCGTGTCGGACCCTGAAGTGAAACGCCGGTCAAACTTGATCTCGGCGGTACCTAAAGTGCCGCCCGCCAACCCCTCGGTAATCTCTACCATCGCCAGGACCACATCGCACTTAAAGGGGACCTTAAAGACCCCCATATCCCCGGCGACGTGGCCTGCAATATCGAGCCCCAGGGCGTCCCTTGTGGTCCCCGCAACCATATGGTCGCCGGATTCAACAGATACACCCGCAAAGGGATGAAATTCTAACACAGCCGGATTAAGTTCCATTATTTGTTCCTCCTTATTTTTTATTATCTAATCTTCTTACCTTCTCACCTTCTTACCCTCTCACCTTCTAACCTTCTAACCTTCTAACCTTCTAACCTTCTAACCTTCTTCCTCACGCACTGCCGATTTTGACGATCCTGGCTTCCCGGTCGTTGGCGGTCGGAAACTTGACTCCAAATGCGACCGTTCCGTACCAGGCCACCGCGTGGCGGCGCCCGAAATCGCCCTTGTAGTTGGGTTGGGCCCGGAGATGAGGAAACTCGATCTCGATCCGGGCGACCGCGTCCTTCCCGAAGATAACCGCTTCTCCGAGCACGCTCGATGTCCCGACGGAGTTCGAGAGGGCGTTCTCGTTGGTGACCTCGATGAGCCGGGTACTCTCGCACCTGCCTATCTCGGACTTGTAGATGAGATCCCCCTTTCGGAGGTACATCATCCAGGCCTCGATGACCTTATCGCTCTTCAGGCCCCGCAAGGCCTTGGTGGAAAAGAGCCCGATGTAGTGGTCCGTCTCGAACATAGGGCAGTGGATGTCCTTGGCCATGTAGTCCCGGACCACGCCCATATGGTCCTTGGTGACGTTCTGAGTGGCCGATGTGGACGCGGTTCCGTCCGTGTCCCAGGTCCCGCCGGTCAAGCTCGTCGGTATAAAGGCGAGCTTTACGTCAGTGCCCGTAAACTCACTGGCCGCTGCATTGTCCATACCCTCGTTCATCTGATCCTTGAGGGCGCCTTGAGCGGCATCGTCCGGGTCGAACTTGGAGAGCTGTTTGGCAAGATCGGTGTACTCGACGCCACGGCCCCATTCCTTGAGGGTTATGCTCTGTTTTCCCATGGTGAGCTGATCGATAGGGATCCGGGTATCTTCATCCAATTCCGCCGAGGTAGGCTGGCTCAGGGCCTTGTAATAGATCAGGGTGACGGACTCGCCCATGCCTTTACCGTAGGAGTCCACCTTCCTGGTGAATTGAACAAATTTAAAGTCCCTGGCGGCCAGCTTGAGAAGGTCCCCGCTCAGGGCGTGATTCTTATAGACGCCTGTCTGGGCGTCGTAGGTCCAGGTGAATGCTTGATTCGGCATAATTCTTGTCCTCCTTTATATTGTATTGCGTAGGGTCACGCTTCGGCGTGATGCCTGCCTTTTTGCTATGCCCTATGCGCTACAGCCTGCGAGATTCCAGGGCATCTTCGACTGCGTCGTTCAGCGTGACCTTGCCGCCGCCTTCCGGTTCCTTTGCCAGGGGCGAGGTGATTGTCGCCCTCCCCATGGGCATTCCTCTTTTCTGGTGATTGAGGGCGTTATTGGCCGCAGCCGGTCCCGTGAATTTCGCCTGATAGGTTTTCGTTTCTTCGATGGCCCAGCCAACCTGGTCATCGAATGCCAATTTATTGCCCGTGCCGTCTTCCCTGGGGGCAACCGCACAGGTACGGATAAAGAACTCGTCTTTCGGGTCGATGCCGGCGTCCTCGGCCATCTTCTGGACACGGTCCCAGGCATCCTCACTTTCGTCTCCCGTCGGTTTTTCAGCGGGTGGTGTCGTCGCTGCCTTTACTGTTGTCTGCGGCGATGCGGCCGCGGTTGATGCCCTTGTAAAACCGGCGATGGCCATGTCTTTTTTGGCCCAGATATCCGATACGGCGTCTTGATAGGCGCCGTTATCTTCAAAATCATCCGGGTCAAGGACATCGATGGCGTCCAGGGCTTCGCGGTTCGCCTTCTTTGAAAACCCGAAAATATCGTCGCCAAACTTTTTCTTTTCCGCTTCAGCGGCCTCGGCGACATTCCTTTCGATCTGCTTGCCTTTAAGCTCGGTGAGTTCGGTCTCGATCCTCGTGGTCTTGCCCTGGAGCTCCTTGTACCCCTTCTCGGCCTCCTCGTGGCTCTTGAACCTCAACCCCGCATCTCCGGCTCCCGGACTTTCATCGGTTTTTATCTTCTTTTCCGTGCCGCCCTCCTCGGAGGGGTCGCCCGTCTTTTTACCCACGGTCTCCTCGTCTTCTCCCGTCCCGGGATCCGGTACGGAGATTTGGGAGGTATCCGGGGAAATGCCGGCGGCTTCCGCCAACTGGCCTTCAAATTTTGTCATGCCTTCCTGCATAACTGCGTCCAGATCGAATGCGTTCTCGTCCGGGACGATAACGACCTGGTCTATTCCTGTTTTTGGTGCCATAACGCCTCCTTTAGCGTGGTCCCTTGGCCTTTTATCGCTTTGCTATGCGCCATGCTCTCTGCGCCATGCGTCTAAAGGTCCCGGGGGCTCCGGTTGGATTATGTGTTCTTAAAGGACCGCTGATACAGAGCGTCAACGGCATTCCTGGCCTGGCTCTCCTTGACGCCCAATGTAAAAAGCAGTTCCGTTAATTCTTTTGAAGCGGCATCCCCAGCTACAAGCTGCTCGATCCGCACTTGTAATCGTTTCTTGATTAAAACAATGATCGCCTGTCCGGCATCGGATTCCACGATGCCCAGATACTTTGTTTTTTCCCGCAGGTGGAATTCTTCCGCGCCCGCTTTTTCGGCGGCCTTCGTCAGCTCGGCATCGCTCTTCAGTTCGAATGTGGTAATATCAACGTCCGGTCCCTTTTCCATTATTCCCCTCCGCCCTCAAGTGCCATGATCCTTTCGGTGATCCCGGCTATGTCTCCGCCGGTCTCGGCCTCTATCTTGCCTAACTTCTCGATGAGCTCCGTGATTCCCATGGCCTCCTGGAGCTCCGCTAACTTCTCGGCCGCCTCTTGCTGCTTTGCCGCGGCAAGACGTTCCTGAAGATTTATTACCTTCGCCTCCTCATCGGTCGGGATGATCCCCTCGTCTTTGATATTTATCCGGCCCTCGATGGCCTTGAGCACGCGGAATTTATTGATATAGGGCGCATAGCCCGGGACGTTGGACAGCGGAATGATGGTCTCCTTGATGCCGGCAAGGGTCTCGTTGTCTCTCATGAGCGCCTGAATTCCGCTGACGTGAAAGGACTCCTCGAGTTCGGGCACGCCCGTAACCCCGTTTTCTTTTCCCGTGTCGGGACTGAGGCCGTATTGCTTCAGCTCCTCTTCAGTGAACGCGGCTTCATAGTCGCTGTAGCCCGCCATTTCCTTGACGACCTTGGCGGCGAGGCTGATGACCTGTATGGCCCCTTCTTCCACGTTCTCGCCCATGAGCCCGAAGACGGCGAGTGCCTGATCCAGGTCCATGGCGGCGAGGCGAAAGGGTTCCTGTTTCCGCCAGCCCGGCAATCCCTGTACACGGCTGGTCACAAAACTTCCCCGATCGAACATCTGGTCATAGTGCTGCATGTTGGCCAGGATATCGCTCGTTCGGCTCCGGCGCTGCTCGAGCCGGACGGCCTGCTGTCCGTGGGCCGTCTCTCGAGTGAGGATGTCCTTGCCCGGAAAGATTTTTACGTCCTCCGGGTCGTCCAGGGCGGATAGATTGATTTCTCGGGGCGGATTCACGATCCAGTGGATATAATCCTGGTGGAGGCAGAGAATATTGTTCATGGCTTCCCAGAGGCTGAGGACTCCCTCCAGGAGTCCGCGGCCGTCGTGACGGAGCAGGTGGGGCATGGGCGAAAAAGAAATTCCCGGCCATCGATACCCGCCCGTTGCAGCCATGGGAAGCTGTATCACCCGGTTGGCCGCTATGGTATAGGTTGCGTTATCGAGCAGTAACTCGCCGCCCGGGCTCAGTACCTGCCCCCAGAACTCGCTCGAAAGAATCGATTTCCTGAAGGCGGACCGCTCGACGATCATCTGCTTCCGGGCCGCGATCGCCTCTTTGGTCATAAGGGGATTTTCCGGGTCCGCGGAGCCCGCTTCCTTGACCCTGGCGACATTAAAATATCTGCCGTTCGCCTCACCCTCCTGGAGCACGTGATAGTCCAGCCACTCCTGATGTATCCAGTACATGCCCGACTGGGGCTCACGCGAAATGGCGTCAGGATCTCTATGGATCTTCCAGGGCTCAACCAGCGCGAACTCCAGGCCCTTGCCCGGGACATATCTGGGAATGATCTCCTGGCTGGTCCCGACGGCCAGCGCCATGCAGACGGCGTCCGCGAATCGGAGCACGAAGTTGCCCCTGGGTTTTTCGAACTGGAAGTCCATCTCTTTCTTCCAGAACTCTCCGTTTTGCTTGTTTTTGGGATTCTCGATGGTCAGAAAGTTGGGGCTGAACGCCTTTTTTATTGCGCTGGCCCCGAACTGTACGGTCTGGTGGGGTTTAGGGATAATAGTCCTGGCCTGCCAGTCTTCCTTATCCACCCACGACATGGGTTCGTTTTCCTCGTATGCGTTCCAACAAAGCGCCTGTATCCGGCGGATGTTCCTGTGCGCCTGAACGCTCTGTTTTATGCAGTCCATGACGTAATCGACGAAGTGCTGCTCGCTTTCACCGACATAGGCCTGTGCCGCCGCTTCCCGTTCCGCGAGCTCCTGCTCATCGGGCGTGGCTTTGACAGGGGCGGTCTCGATTTCCCGCCGGCGCCGGATCAGCTCGAGCTGCGCGTCATTCTCTGTGGTCGGTAATGTCGCCATCTATACCCTCGCTCCGGCTGAGTCGGGAAAAATCCGGGCGAAATTTTTGTTGAACACGGTCTGCCTTGACACACGCGGTGTCTTTCCCCGCGTGATCACCTTAACCCCGAACCGGGACAGCCGCTCCGACTCCCCGTCTCCCTTGAATCGGATCTTTCGGATATTCCTGAGAAATTCCGGGGTATTCACCGTCCGTAGGTCCCCGTGGTCCATCTTGCAGTCATGATGGCAGCCGTTCGGGTCCGGCTCTCCGCTGTGGCCTTTTTCCGGGAAGGTCTCGTTCCCGCACTTGGTGCACTTGAAGATCTCCTCGTTGTAGTCCCCGTAAGGACCTCCCGTCTCCATCTCCCAGTGTCGCTTGAATTTACTCAACTTCTCCTCCCTCAATCCCTTGCCGCGGCGTAGCCTTCAGGCGAAGCCGGGTCACCCGGGTACCCCGAATCCCGTTGTAATATTCATCCCCGCTGCAGGACGACGGCTGTAGTTTCCGCCGCCGTAGCTCCGTGCCCGCTTCCTCTGGGCCTCGACGAGCTTTTTATAGTCGCTCGTTTTTTGCTCTTTATAGGGCATCAACACACAAATCCCGTTTGCAAAGGCGTCCCCGACGTGGCTGTGTATGTTTTTCACCGGCAAGCTCCCCGTAATATTGCCGTTAACATCGACCTTGTAGTGCCACCCGCCCCTGAGCGACCGGTTGAGTTTGGTCGCGGATCTCGATAGGATGATGGAGGGGATCCCGCCGTTGAGGAGAGACTTGAAGCACCGGCTGATGGACTGGGTCATGCTGTGCCAGTGTGCCGGCCCTCCCTCGAACCGGGCGTCGTATTTCTTCCCTATGATCGTGGCTGTGCTTCGCCTGGACGTGCTCTGGTTCGGATTGAGCATGGTTCGATCCCCGATAATTCGCCAGGACGTAGCCTTATTCTTGTATTTAGGGGTATTGAGGAGGATATCGAGGTGTTCTTCCATGATCTCCTCCGGCCCTTTGCCCGGCTCGTGTAAAACGTCGTGGATGACGAGCTGGCCCTGGGGGGTGTACTGTGCCAGGATGCAGCTCGCATTCGTCCAGCTATCCCACATCGCGATGAGCTGGCCCTTAAAAACAGGCAGGATCTTTTTTGAAAAATGAACCTGTGGAGAATACCCCGGGATCACCGGCCGGCCTTCGCTTACCGTGGCCGTCTCGCCCAGGACATATCTCTGATACTTCGCCTCATCTCCCTTAAAGGCAGCCATGTTGGCCGCCCTGGCAATGGGGCTCAGGTATTTGTTCTCTCCCCTGGGGATCCAAAAGGTGTCCTTGGTAATGGTGACCCACTCGCCCGTACCGGGGTCCTGCATCGTCAGGTAATCGTGGGGTTCGTCGGCGAGCTCCGCCGTCCAGTGCTCGTCGTCCGACGGATTCTGTGAAATCTGGACCCGCGGGACCGTATCTCTCTGCCGGGCCGCCCTGGCCAGCGCCATCCGGAAGACGCCGATAGGGAGTCCCGCGTTGGTCTTTTCATAGATCGGTGCAGGCTCCTCGAGCCAGACCAAGGCGTACTGTGGACCCTGGAGTTTGGATATGGCCCGCTCGTCGTCGATCCCGAAAAGGTCGAGGGATACCTTGGGTTTACTATTGATGACGATCTGCTTTCCGCCGTCCCTGAGAGTCATCCATCCATCCGCGAAATACTCCTGGAGGTCAGGCAGGGTAGAAGTCTTTATGTTCTGGAAGGTATCCCGGATCAATGCGGACCGGATATCGCACTCGCATCGCTGGGCGTGAGCCGCTAAGCCGACGGCCCCCGCGTAGGTATTATGCGTAACCGTAAAATCTCCGAGGAGAAAACGATGATTGCCATCCAATACAAAGCCGAAATATTCGCCTTCTCCAATATGAACGATCTC